TATGAAATATTCAAAAATTATCAATTTTAACGAATTTGAAAGAATATGTATTTTTTACAAAGTAAATTTGAAATATTATTGAAACTTCAAAATAGATAAAATATTCATTTTCTTTCAATTTGTACAGCTATCTAGATATTTGGATATTGAATAATCCTTAATTTTGATTACATAGTTACATACTGAAATTCCTATATTGAAGACATTAAATGATTATCATCAAAACAGACATCAAAAAATTTATAAAAAATTTACGATTCGTTAATAGTTTAATTTCATCCTACTTTTCAAACAAATAAAATAAAATAAATATTCAAAATTCTATTGACTTTCTTATTTTTATTAAATATAATAATATTGAAGGCAATAGTTGTGCATTCAAGATTATCAAAGGTTGTGTTTTAGGTGCGAATAAAAAATTGAAAATAAAGTGAGTTGTTGTTTGTGAGTATGAAAGAAATCAAAGAAGAGACTATACGGCTGTATCAATCGCTTCCTCAAGAAAAAGAACTTCGAATTCAACGTACTGATGTCCGTGACAGAGTAATTGAGCTTAACTATTCTTTTTTCGGGTACATAGCATCGCATACATTCATAAACAATACTTCTGTTACATACGAAGATAAGCTTCAGTCAGCCTTGTTGCATTTTTGCGAATGCTGGTGGTGGTATCTATGGCAGGGGGATGAAACTCATAAAGGATACCGGTGCGATCTTTCTTTTACAGTGTTCTTCAAACTCCGTGTAGGTGAGATGATAGAAAGAGAGTTGAATGAAGTTAAATATTCTATACGTCGCTCTCTATGTATGGAGGTTGGAAAGCAACTTGGTAAACACTGGGGGCAGGTATATTTGGAACACTTTATATAGCGGATTTAGATACGCATGAACCATTTTTATCTTCGGAAGAAGGATCTTTCAGCAAATTTGATGAAGAACTTACTGATAAATATGATACAGTAGAAGAATTATTGATAAGAGAAATGATAGACAGAGAAAGAAAACTCACAAACAATGATATTTTTGAAATTTGTGATATCTACGGAATAGATGATAGGACTATTCGTGGTAAGCTAAAAACAGCAGAAACAATACTTTATTCTAGATTAAGATCAAGTCAGGATCTTAGAGAAGCTTTCTGATTTACATAAATAATAAGAGATGGACTCGTAGCCCATCTCTTATATTTTTGAAATTTTTACTTCTTAGGATATATCATTTTCATGAGTTTTCCTACCTTTGCACCCTCTGTATCAATAGAAGCGAAGAATCCAGGTACAATAGTCATCTTCTTGTTGATGTCATATCCCTTTCCTGCATCGTTCCAATAGTGCTGTGTGTAATCCAACATACCAAAGTAAAGATACAGCGCAGTCTGTCTGTACTGATCATTATCATCAGAATCAATACATTCTTGGAAAGTACTTCTAAGTTCGTCTACTTTTTCGTTTGCTTTCGTATCAAGAATTTCTCCATCAGAAGTAGAAACATATGGAAAAAGCTCGTCCATTACTTTAGTAACTTCTTCAAGCTCAATAGCTTTTTCATGTAGCTTCTTCAGCTTGATTTCGCACCAAAGAAATGCATCATCAACTGAAGACATGATTTGGCTTGAAATAGCTTCATTAGCCTTTTCATCTTCTGATACTGGCATACGGAGTTTATATGCACTATTAGTCATAGAGCAAAGAAGAATGGTCTTATTTTTCTTTCTTACAGGAAGATTGAAAACAGAAACCTTTCCGTCCGGTTTGCTATGGTCGTTTACGACAAGGAAATAATGCTCAATGTCTTCGTCAAGAATTTTGTATGTCTTTGTAGATTTGAATACACCGTAATGATAAAGCCCTCCAGCTGCAACAGATACAAATTCAAGAGAAACTAGATTTGCTGCAAGCAACGGTTTCATGATAGAAAATGTAAAGCCATTTTGAATGATTTGAGGATAGTAATTATTTACTACACACATAAGACGCTTGTCATCATCTCTGTATACAGCATGATAACCTTCTACGCTTTTTGTAACTTCTGTATACATCTTGTATGCAGATACAGTGTAGTTAGCACCGGATTTCTTAATCAAGTTGTCAATTGTTGTGCATTCTGGATCAGTTCTTGTTCCTAGGTCTTGCCAAAGAATACCAGGAATATAGAGTAGTTCACTCATTTGTTTTCCTCCTTAGTTTTATCAATATAGTTTCCAGTAGCAGTTGCTACTTTGAAAACAGTATATTTGTGCATAAGTTTACTTCCCCATCTACTTGCTTTACTGATAGACGCCGGAGAGCAATCAAGTTCTTTTGCCATTTCAGTACAATTAGAATATACTTTTTTGAGCTCAGGGCAAGCGACAGCATCTGTAATAGAAAAAGCAGTTGTTTTAGATGTCTTTTCTAGATCCTTAACTTCTTTCACTACCTCTCGTGTAACGACTTTTTCAGAAAAAGAAAGAGAAAGATATCGCATAAGTTCGTTTTCGACTTCTTTTAGCTTACTTTCTGAAATTTGTCCAATGTATTCTCCTAGATGTGCTGTAGTTGTAGTTGTAATGCTATTACAACACACATAACTTGATTTGTTTCCAGGAATTTGAATAGGTACTTGATAAAACATTTGAATTCGACTGTCATCACCTGCATGAGATTCGCACTTAGAAATAGGAAGATAAGTGATAGTACAGTCATTATATTCATTTGCAGGATTGTTGATAATGATAATAGGACGAGAACCTCTAAGGATTCCTCGTTCGCCTTTATACTTATCACATTCATCTTTCAACCACCAGATACTTCCTCGCATATTCTTTACTACATCCATTGATAAATATTCCTTTCTTGATAGGTTGCGATCGTTGCGAGCTTGGCGCAGATCATTAGTTAATGTGTTGATGTGTAATCCTATATTGGCTATCATATCTTTTCAAATTTCTAGTAGCATCACCTCAAAATAAAAATACATTGCAAACTATTCTGCTTGCAATGTATTTAACGATTCTTATTTTAATCTAAAATTTTGATCTTTGCGTATGATGTTTTTGGCTTCAAAGAAAAACCGAATTCAGGCTGAACGAAATTGTGAATAATTACATGTTCAGGTCTATTGAAAATACTATTGACAGGAACATATTCATATTTGTTACCACCAAACCAGATATGCTCGGCTTTGTCTTTCCAAGCGTCATCATAAACAACACCTTTGAACTTAATAGAGAAAGTTTCCTTTTGCATATTTGAATCCTCCAATTTGAATTGTCTTGATATGTTCAAATATAATAACGATTCTTATCTATTCATATTTTCAATTTCTTCAAAATCAGAAACTACTTTCTTGAAGCTAACATCATAGGTTCTAAGTATGCCTCTTGCAACGGAAGACTCGTCAAAATCTGCAAGTTCATAAGGAGTTATGTTTCTCATTATAACATCGTCATTTGCGTCTTGAATATGATTTTCAAGATAGATAGGAGCATAATTCTCGAGTGCTTCTTCTGGATCAACCATTTCTCCATCTACTTCAATTTCATATCCGTCTGTAACACAAATGTAAATTACATCTTCATTGTTTTCTTCAACAACAGCACTTCCAAACATGTGCTTCTTGAAGTCTAGAGCGTCAAATCCATATTCTTCAATCAGATAAAGGAGAAAAAGGTTTGCATCATTTCTTGCAAGCGTTTGAACAACAGTGCCTAATGTAGCTCTGTAATATGTTGTTCCTACATTAGAAGCAGCTGTTACTGATTGTAACTTTGTTGATTTATATCTTTTCATTTTCATTTCATTTTCCTCAATTTATTGCATTAGGTAAAACACCACGTTTGTTTCCAGTCAACTTCGAGTACTTATAATTATTTCTAATGTACTGCCAGAAAAAATGTCCTTTAGAAGGTACGGTTACTAACTTTCTATACAGCCGTATTGGGACATCATAATATATGTAGATATCATCAGGTCCGCCATTTTTGCCTTTGAATTGTATGAATAGATCTCCTTCTCTATCACCTTTGTTTCTTACATTCAAAGTATATCCCCACATGTTAGATGATCTGCATCTTGTCATACCTTTAGTGATATCTCTAGTGGAAATTGCACATTTTATTGTTTCTTTCCTATGATTGGAATCAAATATTTGACAGCAGATTATTTCAGGATATCTTATGAGGATTTTCAAATCATTTCACCTCATCACATTCTTATTTACAATTATATGAGGTTCATTGAACTGTTTTTGATATTTTGATTGCCTTTTTCTGAATAAGCATTGCTATTGTCTTTGTCTGTGCATCAGTAACTTCTTCTGGTGTCAAGATGAAATCATACCAAACAGAAATACATCCAGTTTCGTTTAACAGCCATGTCATCCAGTCGAAGTAATATTCTTTTGGAGTATTGTCAATAACTTCTTGTCTTGTCCAGTTCTTCATTTCGCCTAAAACTTGACAGAGCTTTTCTTGATGTGAAGGAATTGCATATTCAACATTTCCGTCAGGAAAGATAACAATCTCTGTATAAAAAGGATAGTTTTTGATATGTTCATCTACATCAAATTTTGAAGTCATTAAATCATACATATTTGTATCCTCCATTAAATTTAATATCAATAACGATAAATTTAATATTAGTGAAATAAATTAAAAATTAGCTGTGATAAATTTAATTATCACAGCTATCTAAATTTATAACTTAACTTCGCTTTAATTAGTAGATAGTTCCAGACATTGCAGCATACATGTTGTACATGCTCTTTGCAATTTCGTTATCGTGAAGTTCAAGCTTGACTACATTTTCATCATTTGCGCCTTCTTGAATAAATTTGAAGATATGGTCATCTCTGAACCCGATATTTTTGCAATCTTCATACTTACCAGAATAGTAAACAGTCTTAATATTTGCCCAGATGATTGCGCTAAGACACATAGGACAAGGTGCGCCAGTTGCATAAAGCTCACATCCGCTTAGGTCATGTGTATTTAACACCTGGCATGCTTTTCGGATGGCGTTGACTTCTGCATGCGCAGTTGGATCATGATCCCTCAGTACAGTATTAGAGCAGATAGCTATTACCTTTCCATTTTTTACAACAGCAGCACCAAACGGACCACCATACTTCTTAGTCATTGTCTGAATCGCTTCAGCAGCAGAACCAATCATAAAATCCTTAACATACATATTTAGTTCCTCCATTTTCTTTATTTTTCATAAAGTAGGCGTATTGTTGTCTAGTTCTTGAATGACCTCCTCAATCAGTGAATCAATTTTCTTGTATACATCGGACGATGCAACTCTTCCAATGTTAGAAAGTTCTTCTGAAAGCCAATTAAAATACTTTCTAACTGCTGCTTCACAAACACCTAATCCATTTTCTTTGTTAAACATTGGAACTAGATTAGGATAGTCTTTTATGGCAGTTATGATACAGGATTCAATTGTGTCACCCCATACTCCGAAAGTGTTGTCAAAAATAAATTCCTTCTTTGGAAATTTATTTTTGTTTTTCATTTTAGGTACAGAGTGAATAAATCCATATACTTCTTGACACCAATGAGATGTTATTCCGCAATTAGGAAAGATAAATATCTTAACTAAATGATAAACTAGCTCATCTGAGTTGTCTCTCAATTTATTCTTTATATTATCTTTTGCATCTGCAAATGCAAATATTTTCATATCATTCACCTCTTATCCATTATCACGATACCACCGTGCAGCAGCTTTGGCCAGCTGATCGCATCGTTCATTCATTACATCTTCCGAATGACCTTTTACCCAATTGAAATAAACATCATGTTTGTCTATTTCTTTTAGAATTTCTATCCAAATTTTGGCATTAGGTATGTATTCAGAATTTTGATCAAAGGGATTTCTTAGAAATCCCTTCGCTTTCCAATTACTTATCCAGTCTTTCCTGAAAGCATCAACAGCATATTTTGAATCAGAATAGATTTCAACAATCAGCGGAGATTTCTTCAAGCATTTGAGAGCCTCTAAAATAGCTGTAAGCTCCATTGCATTATTCGTTGTATGTTTTGTTCCACCTGATATTTCTTTGTATTGTTTATCGCACTTCAAACAAGCTGCCCAACCGCCTGGACCTGGATTTCCTAAACACGACCCATCTGTATAGATTCTAACCGTTTTCATAATATTTCACCTATAAAAATTGTAGACGCACTATGTTTTAGTACGTCTACAATAACGATTCAAGCTATTTATCTGTATTTAGCAGATAGATGAAGATGGCATATTCATATAGTTATTTTCTTACTTCGCTTGCTATACATCCCTTTTCTCCAACCGTCCGAAATATATTTTTCTATCTCATCTGGATATATCCTTTTGTTAATAGTCCCTTTAGTAACATATATCCTACCTGACATAATTTCTTTTTTCCTTTCTATCTGAGCTTCAGATAAATGAAGTTGTGAGCCTTTCTTCCATCCTTCAGGAATATCATCTGATTCGGATATGTATTTGCTGATTTTTCCATTTGTTATTATTTTTTTTCCTTTGTTAAATGGAACATTTCCAATCATTGAACTTGAAAGACTGTCTTTCATTGATTGCGGTCTTCCTCTATACCATCCATCAGGTATTGGTTCATTTTCATGTATCATCTTACCGTCATACCCGTTTGTTATATGTATCCTTCCTCTTATAGTGTCTCCGTGATGCGAATAGTCGCTTATTCGCTGTTCTTCATGAGCTTTTGATGTGTGGTAATGATTAGTGTTTTCAGGACCAGTCATCATCTCCAAATTGGATATATCATTATTATCATGTTTTCCGTCTTTGTGATTGACAGTCAAATCCTCTCTATAATCAAACAACCAAGCTTGTGCAACAACCCTATGAACTCGTCTTGACTCATTATTTATGTTGCATAATACATAATTGTGATCATCCTTCATGAAATTTAGCTTTCTTGATTTCAGAAAATATCCTCTCTTGTCTCTGGACGCAAGTCTTACTATACATGTACCTTTAGAATTTACTACATATTTACATCCATCTGATGGAATCAAAGACCATTCTCCGTCGTTGTTTGGATCATGCCCTAAGAATTTTTTCAATTCAATCCATTCATGGTCATTAAGTTTAATCAAACTACTCACCTCGCTGTTATGTTTGTATTAAAGGTTAAACATAACAGCGAGGTGATAAATAATTTATTTGATGAGCGAGTAGAATTCAGACCTTAGATCTGAATCTGATTCAAATCTTCCTCTAAGTGTAGCTGTTCTAGTTATTGCTTCTCTGGATTTAATGCCACGTGCTGTCATGCATCCGTGTTTCCCTTGAATAACTACAATTATATCTTCAGTTCTTAAGATGATTGATAGAATTTCTGCTATGTCAGTTCCAATTTTTTCTTGAAGCTGAAGTCTTTTACTAACCATATCTGCAATTCTTGCTAGCTTGCTCAATCCAATTACTCTTCCGTTTGGAATGTATCCAATTGCAACAGTCATGTCATACATCAACATTAAATGATGTTCACAAAAACTATGAATAGGGATGTTACTTTCAACTACAAGATCTCCAGTTTCTAGATCTTCGAAGCATGTATCAAACTTATGTGCAATTTCCTCATTTGTATAAGTCATCCCTTCAAACAATTCATCGCACATTCTTGCAACTCGATTTGGAGTCTTCTTCAATCCTTCTCTGTCAGGATCATCACCTAAAGCTATCAAGAACTCTCTTGTAAGCGCTTCAATTTTATTTTTATCAATATTTTTCATGCTACTACACCCTCTTTGATAACCATTGAATCATAGCTTACTTGGAAGTCCTTCCTGAACATATCAGCTATTTCTTTGTTAGTGTATTTTTCGCCTTCAAGCATTTCTTCCCAATAGCCTGCTACTCTTCTAGGAGTTTCTAATAGACCTGGTCTATCTACATCTTCTCCTAAAGCTATAAGAAGATTTCTTACAGCTTCTTTTACTTTTTCTTTATCCATCATACACCTCTCATATCTACAGGCCAGATGTACTTGTGTATCTGAAGCTGAATTTTGCAGCTATTCAACTTATTTGAAAGAAGAAAGTTTACAATATTCTTTGCATCATAACCAAATACTGGGCTAAAATATGTTTGTGCAGAAGGTCTGTATTCTCGAATAACTCTTAGTGCTGATTCAAGATCTGCATCGCTGCCAACTACAAATTTCAACACATCTTTAGGACGAAGTTTTTTGAATGCTTCAGAATTCATAGCATTTTCGCATCCACTAGACGGAGACTTGTAGTCAATAGTGAACCAAACATTCTTTAGCTTATGGTAATAAGATGGGTCAATAGTTCCGTTTGTTTCTACATTTACATCAAAGTTGTTTCTGTCAAGTTCAGCAAGCAGAATTTCAACATCTTTGTGAATGAGAGGTTCTCCACCTGTAAGTGTAATAGACGGACAATCCATCTCAATACATTTATGGACAATTTCATCAACTGTCATGTCTTCAGCGCATTTATCGTCAAATGCATATGAAGTATCGCAGTAACTGCATCGAAGATTACAGAAAGCAAGTCGAATGAAGGTTGCGGGCATTCCAGCCCGCTTACCTTCACCGTCAATGCTCTTGAATATTTCAACAACTTTCATGTTTATTCCTCCGGAAGATAATATGCAATGTTATTTTCTGTTTCTTGTACTCCTACTGAAATAACATGCGAAGCAGAAGAAAACGTATTTAGCTTAGCTTCAATCATTTCATAGAATTCCCTGGCCATCCATTCTGCAGTAGGGCTTTCGTCAACAAGAATCACTTTCTTGCAATTTGCTTTAACAGTACTTGCAATAGGGTCGTTCTTTCTAAGAATACAAGAATGGTCGTATTTATCTTCAATTAAATCTTTTATAATTTTCTTAAGAAGTTTGAAATCAATGACCATTCCATCAGAACTTAGATAGTCTGTGCCTACGACTACTTCAACTTTATACGAATGTCCATGAAGGTTATCTCTACATTCGCTTGAGTAAGTAACTACATCATAAAGCCTGTGCGCAGCTTCAAATGAAACTTTTGTTTTTACTGTATACATATGTTAGTCCTCACTTAGTTTTATCGCCTTTTTTGATTATTTTGAAATGATATGGAATTTGTTTAGAGCTCTTTGTTTTTCCATTAACTATGTCAGAAATAGTTCCGTGACTAACATCATAATATATTGATGCAGCCAGTATTGATTCAAATACCTTTCCTGTTTCTACACATTGGATAATTGTACTTCTAAGCTCTCTATTCTTATTTTTCATCTTTTCGCTATCATTTCTGCACAATCCTAATCTAACTGCGTGCTCCATATTCATTTTCTTAGAGCACCATTCTAGATTGTCTAAAGAGTTATTCTTTTTGTTTCCGTCTTTGTGATTTATATCTGGAAAATTATTAGGATTGGGTAAAAATAGAGTTGCAACTAGTCTGTGCAATCTATAGGAGAAGCTATTACCAGCTATTGACACATTCAAAATATCGTATCCGTCAAAATCTGACTGCATTCTAAGTAAATGTTCGCATTCACCGTAGATGTGATCTATTCGTTTTACCCTTCCAAAGTTAGATACGCATACATGGTTTTTCAGTTCTGGTGGTGCTTTCCATACTTCTAGCGGCAAATTTTCTACACCTTGCGTGCAAATTAAATTGCTTGCAGAGTTATTTGTAATATCTCCATCTAGATGAATGATTTTGCAAAATTCAAACCAATTATCTGGAAGAAATGATCTACATACTAAATCATCTACATAGAACCTAAATACTCCTGAATTTGTAGTTAATACAACAAACTCTCGAGGATTTGTCTTTGAATGTCTATGTTTAAGGAGAACATTTCGTTGAATTGATTTAACATCACCACATGACGATATTTCATAATGTTTATCAAATCCTGGTATATATCTCCATTCACTCATTTAATCACCTAAACTACATTATTCATATTCAATTGGGTCCTGCACACCGTTGGCCTTAAATGCGTTTAATCTGTCTATACAGGTTCCGCATCTTCCACAGGCTTTTTCCCTACCGTTATAACAGCTGTATGTAAGGTTGTAAGGCACACCAATAGAAAGACCGAGTTTAACTACTCCAGCTTTATTTAGGTTAACAAGCGGCGCAACTACTCTAACCTTTCCATAAGTACCAATGACAATGGCTGTGTTCATTGCAGAAGTAAATTCTTCGCTGCAATCTGCATACGCTCTGCCAGCTGCATCATCTGCATGGGCACCAAGGTAAATATCTACATCGTCATCAGGGTAAATAGACTGAGCAAGCGCAGCTACCGCAGACAGCATCAGACCATTTCTAAATGGTACATAGGTAGAAACTTTACCTTCACCGTTCTTTTCAATCTGTTCTGCATAACTCATCATAGGAATTTCTTCTGTGCTATTCTTCATTAGAGAACAGTTACTATACTGTAGCACATTTGACAAATCAAGAACATAATGCTTTACATTGTAAAACTCTGCTGCTTTTTCAGCGCATTCAAGTTCTTTATTATGCTTCTGCCCATAAAATACAGAAACAGTACTTACATTCTCTGAACCTACATCTTTTACTGCGATACCTACGCAAGTAGTAGAATCTACACCGCCGGACGAGAGCACCAAAGCTTTTTTGTTTGAATTTTTATTAGCTGCCATTTTTCAATTCCTCCACTTTTGTATTTTAGCAGGTTCTCGGCTTATGGTCTAGATTATGTGCAAGTACAGAAAGCTGTCTTGCTTTCTTCAACTCAGAATGTGCTTCATCTGCAAAGCAGCTCCAAGGCAAAATGCTGATACCTCCGCGAGAGTTGAAATCGCCATATACTTCCAAGTACTTAGGTTCAATCAGCCTAACTAAGTCATCCATAATCATATGAACTGCAGACTCATGGAAATCACCATGCTGCTGATAGGAAAATAAATACAACTTAAGTGATTTAGACTCAACCATATACTTATTTGGAATGTATGCGATATGAATTGTAGCTAAATCTGGTTGATGCGTTAATGGACACTGACTCACATACTCGAAACAGTCTAGCGATACAATTTGTTCATCTTCACAGCTGTCTTCAAACTTCTTAGGGAATCGTTCTAGCAGTGATGGATCGTAATCAAATACATATTTTGTATTTTGATTACCTAGCAGTGTGAGTGTAGATGTGTCCTGTTTTGTTGTTTTCATGTTTGTTACTCCTTGTTATTTTTATTTTCAGAGAGGGTTTCAAAGGAATACAAAACTCTCTTTGAATACTTCACCAGACAAATCTATGATTCAGCATTTCAAGATTATCAATTATGATGTCTTGCCCCGACATAGACTTGTTTACTTTTGAAACAAAGTAGATCCAATCTGCAGCTTCTTCTGCGCTTGCCCATTTCTTCAATGGAGTCATGCTCATGATATCATTCCATTTTTCTCTATCGTTCATTACTTGTGCATTCAGTTCAGTTTCTACACCGCCAAAAGAAATACTGTTACAAGTTGCTTTATATTTTGCAATTTGTTTGGCTGTCCAAACAGTGTAAGACAGAACACCGCCTTTAGACGCTGTGTATTCTGGAAATTCACAACCATTATGAGCAGAAACAGATGCAAGATTTACAACTGCTTTAATTTTCTTGTTTGACAGAGCATACTTCTTTGTGCAGTTCATTACACCAATAAGATTTGTTCTGATATCGTCAGGACCGTTCTGACATCCTGCATTGTTGATAAGAATAGACGGATCGTATAATGTAGGGAGCTGATCAAACTTTCCAACATCTGCTACATGATGAAAATATCTTCCTACCTTGCAATTGAGATACTCTTTATCATATTCAGGACTGATGTCAATACCATGAACAATGTCTCCATTGTCAAGAAATTTCTTAACTGTTTCTCTGCCAATACCGCTAGATGAACCTGTAACAATTACAATCACGTCTTAACAGCCTCCCTAGTAAAATCAATATATTCTTTTCCTACTTCTTCTCTATCCCATCGATTGCATACTTTGAATCCTATTGGGCTGAATACAACCTCAGAAATAAGCTCAGCCGCTGCGCCTGCAAGAGAGCAAAATACAACTTGAGTCCATGTCCACCCGAAGAAAACTTTAGAAACAATTGTAGCAAAAACAAAGTTGTCTACAAATTGCCCAACAGCTGTAGAAACGTATGATCTCATTGCATATTCAAAGAAATTCTTCTTTTTGATAAGCTTACCAATTCCGTCATTTAGAATAGCGTTTACAATAGCGGATACAATGAATGCAGTCATAGATCCTACTAATACATACCATGTTCCACCAAATACTCCGTTCACTGCATCGTTTGCAATGTTGTCATTGAAGTTATAAAATACACTCCAATTATTTCCAATTCTGGAAACAAAGAAGAAAATTCCTGAGCAAATAAGATTCATGAATACTGCAAATAGAGATAGCTTGATTGCTGCCCTTGCTCCAAATCTTTTTGTAAGCATATCCATGCAAAGGAAACTCATCCAAGAAAGCAGGAATCCACAATCAAGCGCTAGATATTCAATGTTAAGAAGTTCTTTTGACGCAAAAATGTTCATTAGAACTACGCTCAAAGTAAAGAAAATCATTGTAACAGTTGGAGCGTTTCTTAGAAGGATTTTGTAGTCCTTTGCTTCTGTTACAATGATTTGTTTTAGTTTATTCATATGTATATTACTCCTTTATTTTTGTTTAACCTGTGGATTTCAGGAAAGTTACAAAACACAGGTTGTATATATTAACAGATGCGATTGTTGAATAGTTTCGTCTCCTTCTTCATCGTATTCATCTGATATTCAAATATAATAACGATTCAATCAAAATAGAAATTCGTATTCTCTAAATTCTCTGGATATTCTTTTATGAATTTTTTTCAGTATAATTTCGCTCGCTCTAACTAAATCTTCAAGCTTTTCAGGCTCGTATAGATCGTATCCTATTGTTTTCTCTTCAGGGGTCATTTCAATTATATTTATTCTAACCTTATTCAGGTATGTTGTTATATTGATATCAAGAGTCATTTCATGAAGATCATTGAATTCTTTTCCTTTTGACATATCTTGGCTCTCAATTGGAAGCTGATATAAAATTGTCATATATACATCATACATGTTTGATGATTTTTTGTAGTTAAAAGCTCCATCAATATGTTTGTATAGAAATTTTCCTAGTCTATTTACTTGTTGGTTAGCTGATAGCAATTGGTTTGATCTACATTCTATTTTCATTTGATCACCTCACTTATCAATCTGTTGCCAACCTGATGAAGTCATCTTGAATAGCGATTTAACTAGGTGCCAATCTTTGTCTTCGCCAAATCTCCAAATAACTGGGTTTTCAGCAGGTTCTGCAATTACTTCCATTTCACCTGGATCCATCTTGAATCGTATAACAGTAGATATTGGGTCAGTTGCAGGGTCATTGAAATGCCCAATTCCAAGGTGAACATAAGCATACCCACCTGGTTGAATCGCAGGGCAATCTGTTAATTCAAATAATCGTCCTGTCATGCCTCCTGGTTGACCTTCGGGATATTGAGGAGGATTTCCAAATGATGCAGAATTTGAATTGCTAGTACCTCTAAAGTTCATGTTTGTTCCAGGTAGATTTGGAACGTCAACATTTACAACTGATGATCTCTGATATGTATTACCATTGTCGTTTGTTACATTAACGTATGTGTAGTAAGTTCCACCATATCCTACACATGGTATCCCAACTAGACCTCCCCAAGCCCAGTAGCTTAGTCCTCCCGAATCGCAAGCTGTTGTTTTTATACTGTAACTTTTTAATCTTAGTGCGCCTTCCGTATCGTTTGTATATTTTATTACAATATCACTATCTTTGAAAAGTGAACCCGTCTGCCATGACCAATAATGAAGTAAGCTAGCTCCAGGATCAACTCCGTTCTTTTCATATTTTTTAGTTGCTTCAGAATTGAATACATAGTTAGGATATGAATAGAATTGTGGTTTTCCGTTGTAGTATTCCCAACCCATAGAATCACTTCTTCTCCTTTGGAATGTATTTCTTCCATCCATCTGTTGTCATTATCCAAACAGGTGAATCTCCCCACATAGCAATAACATTCAAATTCCCTCTAATATTTGTAGTATCTCCATACCATCCAGCAAATTTGTATCCCTGTCTAACAGGTTCTGAAGGATATTCAGACTTTGATATTGTAGTTCCCTGCTTAACTGTCATAGTTTTCAATACTTTATCTGTATATCCATCAAACCATCTGACAGTGTAACTTGGTAGATTTGATATAGCGTAAAACTTATGACCGCCGATTATATTATACTGATTTCCAGGATAATACTTATTCCCAGATCCGTCCGATCTATCTGCCCAGTATTGAAAAATTTCGCCTGTTTCTTCCTGATTGAAGTCTACTTGCCATTTACTGTTTGACGGAATGGTTACATTTCTTGTATAGCTACTTGACCACTCTATGAATTTTTCATACGAATCTGTTCCAGGGGACGGATATATTACTCCTCCGTTAGCTAAATAGCAAGAACCATAGTTCCAAATTGCATATAGAGTTAAATTTGATTGATTTTCATATATTTGACCTATTTCGTAGTTTGTACCTGTTCCGTCAGATTTTGTGTTCCAATACGTGAACTTATATATATCTTCGTCATATCCTGTTGGACCTGACTGTATTATCAATGGTAACTGCCCTGTTTGCGAAGAAGGCGCTGTTCCATATCCATTAGCATTGTATGTTACAGTAAATGTATCTTGAACTTCTTCATAATTTGCTTTACCGGTAGACTTCTGCATAACAAGAACTTTTCCGGTACTCCCTTCAGGAAGAGAAGGAGTCATTATATATAGATCAGCGGATGATCCAACTTCTAGTGTTATGGGGGAAATGGTTAAAGTGTATTTTTGACAGCTGCTTGTATCAGCAACTATATTATTTCCGCTACCCACAGTTCCGCAAACGGTCGACACAGTTTTAGTATCAGATATATTGTCACCTAGTTGTATGTAAGTATCTATTGAACTCCCGTCACCTGTAAATACTACTCCGGAATTTACATAGCCTCTGAGAGTTCCAAGGTACAATTCAACTGAATAAATCTTTATCTTTTTACTTGTAGTGTTTGTGAATGTGCCTATTTTCTTTAGTAAGCCTTCAGCATTATAAGTCCAATTATCTTGATGCCAGGAGTAGCTTAGTTGAAGCATTGTATCACTCCTCTGTCCAGCCTATTCCTATTGATCCAATGGGAACATCAGTTGCAGTCGGTTTAGTAGCTGAAATGTATAATCTTAATCCATTAGGTAATTGAATGTATCCTACATTACCTGCAGATGTTTCTTTTTCTAATCCTGACTTAAGAGCTTTCATTCTATCGCCCAGTATGTCAATTGACTTATTATTTGCAAAAGCTTCTAGGATGGATGCAGGTGTGACATTCGAAGAACTCGGATAGAGCTTAGCCAATGTTCCCTTATTAAATGATGTAGACCCAATGCTTCCATTACTTGTTCCATCATCACCTATAGGTAATTGACTATCATTGTCATCACCTGATAGAGAAACAGATAAGGATTTTTTGTTTCCGACAGATGTAACTATTCCCTTAGCCTTTTTGTCACTTGTAACTATATTTGTATAGGAAAGCTCCTTGTGAGCTATGCTCGCAACAGGTACTATATCATTATTTTCATTTAGAGTTTCAACAGATCCGTCATCTTTTCGTCTTAGTGAGAATGTACCTGGGTATGTTTGTTCATACTCTTTCATATCAGCGTCAGATGTAGAATTATCAAACATCTGAACAGTCCCTTTACCAACAACATTAAATGGAGATAATGACTTTTCTTTATCCGGGTTATATCTAGTTGCATATATTGCGGGAGAATACTTGTCTGATTTTGAGTGGATTGTTAAAATATTTCCTTTTCCGTCAGGAGAGTCAAGATTACAAGAATCAAAATCAATTTTTGCGTCAGGCTGTTTTGATGAATAGAAAACACTCGGATCGCATGTTTCCATATCAACTAATGATTTGCCTCTTAATTTAGATATAGATTTTTCTCCATTTATTTGTCGAATATAATTTGACATATTTAGAGAGATTGATGTTGCAGTGCTTTGGCTAAAAATTATCTTAGCCGCCCAAGGAAACTGAGCTGGACCTAAAAATGTACCATCTTGAGGAGATGTAGCATTGTAGCTTCCGTCTAGTCCACAAACTCCCGAAATAACAGATCTAATCGTGAACCCGGTAAGCATTATCTGTATGGTAGATTCAATCTTTCCAGAATAAAAGATTCTCATGAAAGGCGATTTAGACATATCCGGAGATAGGTCCATATATTGCCCTGCTTCGTCACCTGTTTCTTTCCATTTACCCGGTTGAATGACTACACCATCAATTATCTTGTTGTACGCCTCTGAATAGGAAAGAACGCTTTCTAATGATATATCGTCGTCAGTAGTAGGTATCTGCGTTCCATTTGTATCAGGGTGAAAGTTCAATGTGTTGCTTATGCAGAATCCATAGTTAATTACTCGTTTTGCAAAATAACTATTAACATCATATTCGCAGTCGCCTAAAAACAAATTAGCAAATATTACATTTGCTGCGCACAGCTTAGAATTTTCAGGAAGAGAAATGTCCAAATATCCCGTATCGTTGCTCGTTTTCGGAATTTTAACAACCATTGAAGATCCGCAAGCTATACTTGAAGCTAACCATTCTCGTTCAGTAGCAGGCTGTAAATCAGGATTATCTGAAAGCGACTGTTTCAGATATATTTCATATGCAGAATATCCTTGTACACGACCTTCATTCCAAATTTGTTTAGGCATTTATTTCAACCTCCTAAATAAGGTAAATTTCATCATGTTGAATGTATACAAGGTCCTAAACTAAATCTCTCGGGTTTTCACCCGAGAGATTGATTTGATTTCCATTTTTCCTAATAGACAATTTATTACTTCAGCAAGAAAGTCCAGCTATTGTGACCGATTATGCCGTCTACGCCAAGCTTGTGCTCAGCCTGCATCTTGCGTACACCTGCATCCATTTTTGCACCAAATAGCTTGTCCCAAGACGGAATATCATATGGATAATATCCCTTGTCCTTCATGAGCAGCATTGCTGCACGCACATCATTGCCACTCATACCTTTACTAAGCATTCTTAGTTCCACATTAGTCACTCCTTTATTGATTGTAGGTTCTGGGATCGGTTTAATTTCTTCAGGTTCATACTTTGGACGAATGATCATCATGATCTCAGATTGGTATCTAGTTCTAATCTGAACTTCGCCGCCGTTGGAATTGTTATCGACGGAGGTATTGCCCTCACAGGTCTGATAGCTACCGTCCGCGTTTTTAGCGTCGATAAATCCAACGTGGTCGCCGCTGCCGTTGTGGTTCCAGTCAAAAAGGGCAAGGTCGCCGTGACGACCTTGATCTTTCGGAACTACCAGCCCCTTGGATTTTGCCCAGTCACGGACAGTATCTACCCACGCGGTCTTTTTTCCGTCGCAGAACAGATCCGACGCGCCGGCCATGCGGAAAGTGTCCCACACAAACACAACGCACCACGCATAATTCCCGCCGCTTACCTCTCGCCCATAATAATGGGTATTAAAGATCACGTTGTTGCTGTACGGCGGGCTTTCCTTTGTCCCGACATAAGACTTTGCGATTTTCATAACTTCACTTGCTTTTGCCATTTTGAAATTCCTCCTACTTAATTATTATACATTTTCTTCCAATCTTCGTAAGGAAGAAAATTGTACTTCTCCATTTCACTCTTCAACGTTCTAAAGAATTCTTCATCACGTGGAACACTATAAAACTTGATTTCTTTATCTTTTTCTTTTTCTAACTGCAAGAACCGTTCCCATAAATATTGTTCTTCATATTCTCCTTTTCTTACACTAATAAGAAAATCGTGAAGCTCACCTGTTGGTTTAATACATTCTGCTGGACTTTTTCCTTGTGCTAAATCACGTAGAAGATATAAAAATAAAAATGAATATGCAACTGCTTTCTTACTTACTTCACAAAATCCATGAAATGAATTCTTAGTTATTTCTATCTTGTACTCGTGTGACTGTTTAATCAGAGGAAGGTTTTTATAAACAAAGTCGTTCTGATGATTTCTTATAAAGTCAGTAAATTCGTTTTTACTTTTCCATTCATACGGAAAAAACCACTGCCAAGTAGCCCAGTACGGAGTATCGTAAATCTGACTAAACATTCGTTGTGGTGAACTAGTTATAACATTGTAGTTGTCAACTAATTCGTACCGAGCATACTTTTCCTTGCACTCAGATGAGAATATCAAGAAATCATAATCACTCTGTTCTACTTCTAATCCGTATGAACGACTTCCAGCTATTGAGCAAAAGTATGTATTAGTATCCGTATACATCAAAATTACCCTCATACATGTAATTAGAACTCGACTCCGCAATCCTCCAAGTATACGAATACATACTAGTAGAACCATTATAGCTTACTGAAATTGCTGTACTTGATGTGGCATACATAGAACCGCTGTTTTCACTATGAGCATAATTATTACCATTAGTGGTTTCAATGATTGCTGTCATCAATGTTGGATTAGACATACCGTCAGAAACTATCAATGTATGATATAACTTGTCAGAAGTAAATGATACTATTCCATTGTCAACAAAAAGATGTTTTACTTTAGTAAATGGAAGGCTTACAAATTCTCCAGTATATGTCCTGTAATTCCACCTATCTCAACCCCCTTTTTTGATATTAGAAGGAATAAGAGTTGATGGCTTTTCTACAGTTACCTGAGTCATGTACTTACCAGAAGTACTATCAATAATCTGATTTCCTGATGCCATGTCCAATGCAACTGTTTTTGTTTCTGTTTTAACTCAACTTAAAATCTTAGCAGCAACTTCACCAGATTTTAGAATACCAGTTGTACCAGTTAAACTTCTTGTAGCATCACAAATTGCCTGATAGTCTGATCCAGGCATGATTACTTGATCTGTTAATGCCATATTATGCTCCCTCCACTGCTACATTTGTTAAGGCTACCCAAGTAGGAGTTCCGTTTACTACTCTTAAAAATTTATTATTATCTAAAGAAGTAGTGTTCGGGATATTTTTATTTTCAAGATCAATAATAGCATCTTGTATTTCATTCAAATTTGCTGCTGTAATCTTTGTAGTATTCGCTATATATGTTCGTTTATTAAGAGCCATATATAAATACCTCCTTTATCACGTTGCAATAGCAATATCAGCTATTGCTATATCTGCAACAGAACTTACTTCAGATGCTGGCTGAATTTGCCATCTGCAATTAACCCATTTTCCATTTTGATATATCATTGGAACAAAGATACCGAAACCATTAACTGTATTGATCTGCATTAGATTCAAAGGTATTACTATAGCCTTTTCTGAAACAGTTAACAAGCATTGATTAGTTCTAACTGTGTTACCACCAGATGTAACTTTACAATAGATAGAACAACCGTTGTCAGACATACTAACAACTCTTGAATAAGTAGAAGATGTAGCATTCTGAATTATTGCTGTTCCAATTGCAGAAACAAAATACCACTGATAAGCATAATTAGAACCGCCAGATGCATAAACAGTAAACGTAATTGTATCGCCTTCTGTTTTATTCATTGTAGAAGGAATACTGCTTACACTTAATGTCTCAATAATTATTTCAGGTACTGTAATTGTCCCACTAACACTTAAAGAAGCTGGTGTATATGTAGAAGAAACATCTGAAACCCATTTTGCACTTAAATCGATAGACGTTTGTCCAGCTGGAACAGTAAACTGATGTGAGCCAACTGTTTTCATACTAATGTCTTGCCAGCTATAGGTAGCATAAGTACGGGAGCCCATTATTTCATAATAAGCACTATTAGCGTTATTATTATAAGCGGGTTTTGTACCATTGTAAACTTTTAATACAAGAGAAACAACAGTAGCTGTTTTTGATTGCGTATATGAATATTCTAATCGTGCATACCAACCATGTGACGTTGTTGTACTATCAAAATATCCTGTAGTTGGAGATGCCATTTAACACCCTCCTTACTTAAGCCATTCTGGTTTTTCAGGAATCACCATTGTGTCTGTAACATCAAGCCATGCCTGATACCAAATTTCAAGCTCTGCTTTTTGCTCATCTGTTAGTTTCTTGTACCAAAGAGCACCTCGATTGATTACTGAAAAACAATCTCTGCTTCTTGTAATTCGTAATTCATCTTTTTGCAAATTGGAAGCAAGTTCTTTCGCTTTCTCTGCATCTAGTACCAAAGCATTGTCAACTAATTTATAAGCACTGTAATTTGCAAAATCAAAATTTTCTGGTTCATCTACTTCAATGTCACAAGCAGAGCTTTCACCGACAATTACATAATTTTCCACATAACCATTTTGATCTACCTGAATTTTCATTTTATCCTCCTTATGCTGTTGCATATATCCATCCAATAACTCCACTTTCATTGCTGTCCATCTGGAGCATACATGCCATACCAGAGCCGCTACCTGAAATTGTTATCGCTGCACGGAAGTAATCGTTATAGGTGGGTAAGAAAAGTCCCCAAGTATCCTGAATCGTAGGAACCACAAAAGAACTATATTTATTTCCACTATTACTAATAGAACGCATCATTACGAGCAGATTTTTGAAAATATTACCGTCAAAATTAGCTCTAATAACTGAACTAGCACTAGCACCTAATGTTCCAGTTGCTAATAATACCTTACCTCCATCCCAGTAGAGTTGTCCATCACTACTCATTGAAAACAACTTTCGATGCTCAGCTGAATGATTACTATAATCAGTATCGGATATATAGTTGAACTGGATTTGATCACCATATGTTCCGATTGTCCAGTCGCCATTGACAGTTTTAGATGATACAAGCGGATAGTAGGATCCACTATTATCAGAAACACCATTTGGTCGACGTAATATGGCTCCATCTCTTCCATTATACCAGTAGAAAGAATTACCTGGATGAGTAATCCTACTACCTGCGTCCATAGTGCCACCAGCCAGAGGAAGTGCCTTTAGATTATTTAGGGCATCAGATTGAGTTGTAGCACCTGTACCACCTTGTGCAATAGGAAGTCCACTTGTTGCATTCTGAAGAAATAACTGCCCCTCTAAAGGATTTGTTGGAAGTGTATCTCCATAATCTGTATCTTTTTGAAGTATAATTGGGTGAGTCATTCCTGCACCAGCAACAGCGTTATCTACATATTGTTTATTTGCTGCATCCAAATCTTGCGTCGGGTTTTCAACATGAGCAAGAGTGACTGCTTCATCGTTATCATATCCATTGAATACTATGACAGGTTTACTTAAATCTGATAAACGATTTTCCATACCAAAATAGGCACCATTTTTACCGTTGATAGTCTCAAAGTTAATTTGGCCCGATTCTAGACTAATTGGAGTTTGACCTTCTGGTGAAACATATACATCACCACGGATTGTTCCACCAGATTTATCAAATTTTTTATCTAATTCAGCTTTTATAACTTTATTCTGAACAGGATTTGTTGATGTGTCAGAAAGTGAAGAGTCAACAGTAACTCCTCCTGACGCTACCTTTGAATCAACGTATGCTTTATTTGCAGCATCGTTGTCATTGGTAGGATTCGGTACAACTGTTCCAAGCGCTCCTATGTTGGTTCTTGCTTGTGTTTTCTGCTCGTCTGTAAGTGTCTGAGCTACTACTTGTATTGGAGTTCCAGATATAGCATCAAGAATATCCTTATTTGTGTGCGAATGTCTTGCATTTGTATTTGCTGTTATTTCATCTTTAGGAATAGAAATGCTAAAAATGTCAAATTCTCCAGATGAATTAACTACGCATATGTTTGCAGCGTTGTCTGAAAGTTTCCAAACTACAACATCTCCAACTCCATAATTTGAAGCTGAAGGAGAATCTATGACATAGTAGCATTTAGAAGAAACTAACGAAGATCCTACAAAAATTTGATTAGTGTCAGTAATGAAATATACTGTATCCGCATTTTTTGTAGCTGATGTATATTTCTCTTTAGTGCCAAATTTAAGTTTAACTTCATTCTTTGCAGTTGGCATATAAAATATCTCCTCTCAAAGACTTATTCTTTAATAATCATTTCAGCACTTCTTACTTCTAGGCTGTGGATGTCATTCATTTGATCAGAAATGAAGCTATTTCCTCCAAGCTCTTTGTAAGATTCGTACAGCTGTTCAATTATGTACAATGAATGAGCTCCAATGAAATCTTTGCGCATATAGTAGTCATGAGCTTGATTTATTCTATCTCGTGTACTAGCAAGTAGCGCTGATTTCATTTTTTTGTTAACATCCTTTTGTGATTTTGATAGCTGATCAAGTTGTTCACGAATTTCAGATATTTGTTTATCTACAGAATTCTGAAGAGAACTAATTTTCTTGTTCATTCTATCTTCCATTTCGTCTATAGACTTTTTGTGCTCTTCGTCTGACTTCTTCAGTCTATCATCTATTACCTCTTTTGCTGCAGATGAAACTGATTTCTTTATTGCTTTTCCAATTATTATAGACGCTCCAGAAATTGAAGCAATTAGAGTACAAATATAAATCACTATATCTAAATCAATAACATGATTCATTTAAGAATCAATCCTTTCATACTTAGATTAGATAGATTCCCAAATGAAATGATTTGGAACATCTAGCTTTTTTCGTATATTATCAATGACTTGCTCGCTACCATCAAGTCCATTACTATCGAATTTAGCAAATTTTTCACCATCCGTGAAATTTATGTGATCACTTGATAACTTAGAAGATTTTCCTTCTGTTTCTGAAGGGAAATCAAGTTCGACATCGTTGTCAAACTTGTCACCGTGTCTCGATATTTTAGATGTATCAGTTAGCTGAATTCTGACTTCATCAGAATCATCTACAAATACATTACCTGTGTCAGACTCAACTAGAAGAGTTCCGGAATGTTTTTCTTGGGGCATTGTAGCCGCCGGACCTCTTCTAAAAATCACATCTTCTGTTTTATTGGCCACTACAATCACCTCTCATTGTTATATAAGGATTTTAGAAATAAGGCGGAGCCAATTTACTTATTTCAATTGACTCCGCCTATCTTAGTTGGTTAGATTGACTGCCAAGTCAGAACAGCAGCAGCTGCTTCTTCCTTAGTAGCATAAGTAGCAACAATGTTGTTACCTTCGCCATCAGCAGCAGCCTTAACACCAGTAACTTCGATTGTTACATCTTTAGAACCATCGAAGCTGACTGAACCTGTAGCATCACCAGAAAGGGCGATAGTACGTGCATTTGTCAGCGTACCCGCAGACTTAACTACCTTGTTGCTATCAGCGGTGTTATCAACGTTGCCAAGACCAACATCTGCCTTAGCAAGCTTCTTGTTGATCCACTTCTTTGAAGTAGTATCATACACAAGAGACTGACCATCAGCAGGAGTAGCGATATTGACATCAGTCTGACCGGCAAGAGTGTTAGGACCAACATCAATTGTGATATCCTCACTACCGTCGAAGCTTACGCCGTTTATTGTTCTAGCAGTCTTCAGCTTAGTAGCTGTTCCGGCATTGCCAGTAATGTCATCAATTTGAACATTGCCGCTAAGTGCTTGACCATTGACAGTAGTTGTCTTGTCAACTTTCCCAGCAAGGCCGTCATTCAGCTCTTGCTTTGTAGCAAGTGAGCTGTGATCAACTTCACCGAACTTGCCAGCCATTTCATAGGCAGTACCAGTCCAGAAGTATTCTACAAAGGCGTTACTATCAGTTGCGTCAGGATTGACAACTAGATAAAATACGCCGGCAGTACCAGTTTCATGAGCCTGTTTCAGAGCTGCAAGCGAAGCATATCCGTTACCACCATTAGAATCAATCTCAAAAGATGTAACTTTACCAATGGCATCTGTCAGCTCTTTCTTTGTAGCAAAGGTCTCACCCTTTGTGAGAGTCAGGGCATGACCAGCTTTATCAAATTCAGCAGCAGTTACCGCATTTCCCTCACCAGTAACAGTAACTGTGTTTTTAATATCTGCAGGCTCATCGGGAAGCATGACAGTAATATCTTCTGCTGCAGTTACATTTCCTCTCTCGTCATAAGTTACCTTAGGAATCTTGATGCTTCCTCCAAATGCAAGCTTACCGGCAGTGTTAGCACCTACTACACCAGCAGTAATAGAAGCAGGCAGACGAGAAATAAGATCCCATGATTCACCGTCTTTACTGTAGTAAAGGGAACGAGCAGTACCATTCTCTACAACGAATAGAGAGTCTGGCGGCATGAAATCTCCGGGAAGGGAAGTACCATGACCAACGGGACGAGTGTACTCAGTTTCACCAACGAAAAGTCTCTGAGTATCAGTAGTAAAATAAAGAGTATTTAGATCTTTGACTGCTTGTGAATAAGCCGATTGCAGACCATACTTAAAATCTACAACACCTTTAATTGCGGGCATAAAATCACTCCTAAAAATTTAAGTTAATTGTATATCTACCTCCGCCGAAGCGGAGGGTAGATAGTGAAAATTTTATCCGATGGTTGACCACTCAAGAGCTTCGTCAATTGCAGCTTTAACAGCAGCCTCAGTAGCAACTGTGTTAGCATCAACTGTAGCCTTAAGTTTGTCTCCACCAACAGCTTTTGCAGAATCTTTGATTGATTTGCCAGCACCGAATACAACAATGTTGTTTTCAGTTCCTGCAACAGCATCTAGTTTCTTAGCAAGTGCGTCATAGATAACTTTGTTTACAGCTAGATCAGAAGTAGAATCTGTTAGAACTCCTTCTGTCTGGATTCCATATCCACTTTCGGTGATTGTTCCATCTGTATTACTGATAAGCAGTTTCTGGCCTAGAGCACCTGACAGCTTGTCTAGCTTACCAGAAATGTCAACCATGAATCCTGCATCGCTGTATCTTAGAGCATTTCCGCTTGCTGGATCAATGATTAACTGAGCAGAAATCTTGTTATCATCCGAGATAGTAACAACAAGGTTTTTTGCAGTATTGTCAGCAGTGTAAATGTTTACAAGCGCTTCAGCAGGAATGATAACTGGGTCATCTTGGTTGTCAATTGTAAGGACAATTACCTTGTGATGAGTAGGATCTGTTTCGGGATAGTTTTCGTAGTACTTACCAGTAGTAACGAACTTATCTTTAGGAATATTGATGACAAGATCTTCGCTGCCGTACTGAGGAATTGTTATCTTCAAAAGAGAAGAGTCATAAGCGATACCATGGGCAATTCCTGTAAGAGTAGCTCCTTGGCCTTCACCAACTCTGACAGTACCAGAAGTACCATCAAACGTAGTATTAAGTGAAATAGCTTCAATAGCTGAGTTGATCCCTTTCTTGATAAGGCCTATTGTTGCAAATTTCTTAGAATCAGCACTTGCCCAGTTAGCTCCATCCGTCAGATAACCTGGAGAAAGGATAATCCAGTTGCTCCCATCGATTGTAATCTTAGCTTCAAAAGAAGCAGAGTCGATGTAAAGCTTGTCTAGAATAGCATCAGCGACAGCAGGAACAGCGTCAGTAACAATTACTGATTTTGTCATGTCTGCTGTGCCTTTGTAAACCTTACCGGAATCAGAGACAAAGTATAATGTATTTGAGTCCTTTGAACCAATTGCATCATACTGTTGCTGAGTCAGTGAGTAGAATACAACTTTGTTGGTTGTTCCGTTCCAAACTGTATCATTTTGTGCAGCAGATTCGACCCAGTTAGAAAGCTGAGAAGCGTCACCGCCTTTGAAGATCCAAATGGTTTTCTTGTCCTCACGATAAACCTGCTGGCCTACTTCAATGTCTTGCAAGGCAAGCATAGCAGATTCATCAGCAACAAAGAGCATCGGCTTGTTAGCTCCCTTACCTACTTCGACAAGGTCGCCTGCTGTATTTGAAATCTGATAAGCTGTAGAAGTTTGAGCAGCTTCGTCTACAACAGAAATGATCTGACCTACATAAGACAGAGGGCTAGTAGTAGCGTAGCTAGTAGCGTCTTCCATTGAATAGAATACTGAGTATCTATCAATAGGACCGCCGTACTGCCGGCTTATCTGAAGAGGAAACTCCATGTAGGAATTATCTTTTTTGATAACTGCCATAATTCAATTTCACTCCTTTCTTAGATTAACCGAAGGTTACAGCAAGGATTGCATCCTGGCCATAAGCTACATCTGGGATGAAAGTCCAAACATTGTAAGTAGCAGCTTCGTAGTTGTTTGCACCTTCAACATCAACAGTAGATTTAACAAAGGTAGAAGTAACATCAGCATTTAGCGCAGATTCGTTCAGAACCTTTGTCATACCTTTATTTGCAAGAGGGGCAGCAATTACAACTCGCTTAGCTCCTGCTTTTACAGTTACTTTTACAGTACCTGCTGAATAAGCTCCACCCTTATTCTGCTGAAGGTTTCTGATACCGTCAGAAGTAAGCGTAGCGGTGTCAACTGTATAACCGCAGAAGTAACCCTGACGGTAAGGAGTAAATGTGAAGTTACTCGTATTCTTAGAGCCTGCTTCGATATGGCCTGTTGGATAATCGTCTCCCAGGTTATCTTTCTTTATTGCGCCTTCTCCATAAGAAGCAGTTGCAGAATAAGAAATAGCGACGCTAAGATTAAATGCAGCTTCTGTGTAATCAGCGGGAGAAGCGGTTGCGGCATCGCCAACATCCGTTCCGGCTTTCTTAAACTGAATAGAAGTAAGAGCGCCTGCATCATTCTTTGTAAACGTAGCTCTAAGCTTAGGAGTTACAGTAGAACCAATCTCATATGAACCAGCAGAAGAACCTCCGTTGTTTGAAATAGAAACAGAAGGCTGTGTATACGTAGGCGGTACCTGCTTCATAAGAAGCTTCTTGACAATATTTTCAGCGGTCATGTCCTTTGACACTTTGTCTCCTGTCTTGAATCCACCAAGAGTGCCACCTGCTCCGAGTTCAACTGTGAATTCCTCATCTTGGCCTACAACTACATCAGAAAGTGAATTTCCAATTAGATCCGAAAGATCAACTTCTACAATAGAAGAAGCTGCGTCATTTAGAGTGAGCTTCAGCTTGTGTGTAGCATTATCGTAAGTTGCGCTTGCAAGGAAGATATCTGCAACAGTTACTTGTTTAGTAGATCCGTCTTTAGCGGTAAACTTAATAACTGTTCCTGTACTGCCTTCTGTAGCGGCTTCAGCCGATACATCAACAAAAGCACCGTCAAGCCCCTTGACAGCATTTGCAATAGCATCTGCAACTGCTTTAGAAGTAGGAATAGTAGTATCAGATGCTGCATCAAGAGTAGTTGCAACTGTTTCGTCAGCGAACTTACTAATAGTAATTACGCCGTCGGCAATTTCAGTAGCTTCTCCGCCCCCAGCCTGAATCATTGAATCGCCGTTCTTGATCCACATTGTAGTCTTACCACTAACGGTAGCTACATACAGGACGTTAGGAACTGACGTTTCAGCAGTAGGAATAGCGTCCACAAAGGAAACATTCAGCTTTGTTTTATCCGCTATTAGCTGACTACCTTTGAAGATTTCCTGGCTGTCTGTGATGAAATACAGTGTATTTTCATCTTTGGCAGATAGAGCTAGATAGTTAGCCTTTACGCCATAACTAAATAGAACTTTGGCCATTTATTCTTCACTCCTTAATTTAATTTATTCCATTGAATATCTGCTTGAGAGACTTCTTGTATTACTGTCTTAACTTCGTCGCTTGACTTAATTGTTTCAGTAATCTTTGTTTCAAGCCCTTCATTGGTTACGAATTTATCTGTGTTAATACCAAAGGTTTCTTCTTCCCATTGAGAAAGAACCTGATTCCAGGTAAAATACATTTTGCCTTGCTTTGTCTGATTAACTTTTACAATTTTACCATCTGGAATAAGCTGGTTTTGCAGAAGATAATCACGTTCAGCGATTGTGTCAACAGATATAAATGATCTGTCTACTTGGAACTTATCCTTATCGCTGAATGGATTGCAAATTGGCGGCGGACCTGGAGGACCAGGAGGAAATGGTGTCGGAGGGCATGGAGTAGGGGGACAACATCCGCATCCGTCAGATGAAATAACCGTCACCGTCAAAAGGTCTTCGTTGCTAACAGGTATCGTCGTCTGAGTAGAAATTGAACAGAAATACCATCCATTTCGCTGTTGTCCTTGATAAGAGAACCATCCTTGTCGAACAATCCATTTTGTTCCTGGATATTTTGCTAACGCAACTACTGTACCATCAAAAAGTTTTGTTCCGGTACCAGGAACGGAAATGTAGTTCAATTCGTTCACCCCCTTCAATGTTTAGTTTTCTACTAAATATATATCGTATAAATCAGGTAATGATACAGGTTTTATCATTGAAGGATTATCTAAGTTAACAAAATACCACCCACAGTGTGGTCTATTTCCATTACATGTATACCATCCATGATGCAAAACCCAAACTTGAGTTTCAAATCTACCTAATCGAACTTTTGATCCTTCAAAAATTTTCATACATGTATCCGGAATTTCAAGAAAACAATTGTTACACATAGAAATCACCTCCTGACCTGGTTCGGATGTATACAAGGTTCAGAAGGTGATTTTCTATCTAAAATTTAGTTTTTGTTAAATTACAATTTCTACATGCTTACTTACAAGTTCATCCTCTTTAAGATAGTTATGAATGTAGCTTGCAATGTTCTTTATGTCCGGATGAGGTGTTCCAGTTGTTCCAAAATATCTAAGATTAAGAAAATGCTGCCATTCATACATAGGAGCTGTCATAACAATTTCTGTCTTTGTAGCATTAGGAAGAACTCCTCTTGCTTCTTGAGGCTTTAGACCGGATTCAATTAGCTCTTTGTAAATTCCTTCAGAATTCTGCAAAGAGAATTTGAACGAGATCTTTTCGGAAGCAGACGCGGAATCAAACCAATATGGTTTAATAAATTCAACTCCGCCCTTCTTTTCATAATTAACATATCTCTGAGATTCTTGAGCAAAACTTGCTGGACGATGACGAACCATCTCATGAGTTACTGCCCTATCTGTAATGCATCTGAAAGAAGGATAGTAATGATTTAGAATCTCTTCGCTTTGAATATTTTCGATACTCATTATATCCACTACTTTTATATCTGCATTATAATCTTTATCAAGCTCTATTTTATCATAACTGTATACTGCATCTTCATAGCCTGCATCAACCATGGCCTTAAGCAGGAAACGGTTCTTCGATTCATTTATTGCACGGATGTTTCCAGAAACTAGGAGCCTTCTATTGGTTTGACTACTTCTATTAGGGTATAAACATTCAGTCATATTCAAATATCGTCTGTTGAACCTCTTAATTGTGTCCCATATGAAATATGAGTCAACTTGAAAAACAAGCGACGCATGCTCAAGCATAGCAGTATGATTACTCTTAATCATAGCTTTGACAAACTTTTTTGCTGAGTCTTCTTTAATCTTGTCTTCTGACTTATAGCAGGTCCTCCCTGCAAGCTCAATTCGTTTATAAATATCTCTTTCATTGATCATCTCTACGCTTGGGTTAATTAGTTCCATTGAAAAGTCCTCCTAAATATTGAAAAGTTTTCTAAACTCTGCCTCTGTTATCTTTTTGATTCCTAATTTGTCTGCCTTTTTATTCTTCTCTGAAGAGCTATTAGGGTCATCGGTAATCAAGTACTTTGTTTCATTATTTATTGAACCAACTGAGATTCCAATTGATTCAAGCTCTTTCTCAAAATCTGCTCGCTTACATGATAGTTTACCTGTTATTGCAACTCTAATATTAGAAGATTCTGTCACATTCCAATCAATTCCATCTCTATCTAGCAGGAAATTTATACGCATGAACTTTTCTCTGTGCTCATTGATAGAATCTGCGTTTGCATATCCAATGAAGGCATGAAGGTTCATGCAGGTATTTTCATCATTGTTTGCAAGTTTCTTAATAACATCCGGATACTTTGACAGTTTCTTTGCTGTTTCATGTCCAAGTCTTGGAATATTAAGAGCTTCAAGAACAGTGACGATATTGAATTTGTTTCTGAAAAGAGCTAATAGAGAATCTCTAAATAGCTGATACTGCTTTCCTCTATCAATGTCAGGTACTTTTGCACATGTTAATTCAGGATACTTCATGATTTTATCAACTGTGCAAAAATCTTCTCCATAGATTTCTGCAAAGAATTTTTCTCTTATCTTATCGCCAAGTCCGTCAATAGGGACAAGTTTAGAACTCCAAATCAGAAGATCTGTAATCTTAGAATGCCCACAATCAGGATTAGGGCAGCAGAGATGTACTCCTTTCCATTCAAGATATTCTCCGCAGAATGGACAAATTGTAGGCAGTTTAACTTCATCAGAAGTTTTTACAACACTTTGAATATCAGGAATTATTTCTCCTGACTTACATATTTCAACTACAGATCCCGGACCTATCTTGTTATTCATAATATACTCAGCATTAAATCCTGCTGTATATTGGACAGTTGTTCCTGAAAGCTGTGTAGGTTCAATCTTCACTTTTGGAATTAGATATTTTGTTTTACTCAAAGACCATTCAACACATTCTACTTTTGCTTCCTTTGTTTCAGCAGGAAATTTGAATGCTTGTGAAACAAATGTATAGATTGTTTCGTTTGTTTCATCGCTATTCATATTTCCAGTTTCATTTTGAGTAAGTCTGCCTAAATCATTTCTTGCAAGCACAATTCCATCTGCAGGATAATGACCATACCATATAGATCTTAGGTCGTTCATCTTGTAAATGATTGCTTTCTCAAATAGAGAAACATTCTCATAATCTACAACATAAGGATAGAACTGAGATTCAATGTAGTTCAGCATATCAACATAGTTATCGAATCTGTCTTCACTACATCCAACTACTTTATAGAAAACAATATCGAGAAGTCTCAAATCTGATGAAATTTCTTTTGCATTTATGAGTCCTGCAGTAGTGTTTCTAGGATTCTTAGCGTCTTCATGATCTTTAGCGTAGTTTTCAAACGCAGGGTAGGACATAAGGATTTCTCCTCTAACGCCTCCTGTAAATGTCTTATCAATTTGCTTCAGTTTAGAATTGATGAACAAGACCTTGTCAGTGATGTCAATTCCAATTTTTCCGTCGCCACGGGTAAGAGCTTGATCAAGTTTGCCGTCAATATAATATAAAACTACACTTAGACCATCAAGCTTCAATGATGCAATTACTTCTCTGTCTCTAAGATCTTTCTGCAGTTCTTCCCAATTATGAACTTTATCTAATGATCCAACTAGTCCGTATCTATGTTTGAACTTCTTTCCGGAATTGTTTTCATTTGGATCATATCCCCAACCTGTTGTAAATAATTCTGAATTAGGTTTCGACTTCTTTAGTTCGATTACTGCAGAATCAAATTCTGAGTCTGTCATTGACTGAGACCCATCTGTATAGTATTTCTGAGCATTCTCCTTTATTTTCTTTTCAAGTGCATTGAAACTCATTTATTTCACCTCTTATTAACAATCATCATACATTGATAGTCTTGAATCATAAATTTAAGTCTATCTATTTCAGATTGAAGCATTTCAATTTCTTGCTTTTGCTGCCTTACTTTTTCAATGTAGTCCTGAATAAGTTTTGATTGTGCCCTTATATTATTCTGAATAATTGATTCATGTTGATCCATATTGATATCACTCCAGTATTGATATACATACTATAACGATTCATAGTGAAGCCCTCCGTGCAAGTTTGTCACGGAGGGCTAGATTTAATATCCTACTGCAGATAGGATATTTTGAGCTTTCAAGACAGCGCTATCTCTACTTGCTCGATGGAGTTTTCTGTCTTATCTGATCTTTGACAGATTGTTACTGCTGTCCTTTTTTCTTCTCTGGGTGATGAAGATTAGCGTGCAGGCTTGTATCCTCCTGCAACTTATCATTAGGCACGGACCCAATCAGAGCAGATTTTGATGCTTGCTGGACTCGAACCAGCGCCTTCTCCGTACAAGAGCCGTCTACCTCCTGGCGTAAAGCATCATATTTCGCATTACTTATTAAATCCTATTGTTTTGTAAGAGGCTCAACGTCCCAGCACAACCTCTATTTTTAGTCCACGTTATTTAATGTGCTTACTGGCACCTCAAACAGGACTCGAACCTGTGGCCCACTGCTTAGAAGGCAGTTGCTCTATCCAACTGAGCTACTGAGGCGTACACTAATTGACGAGCTTCTCATATCTTTTCACCGCTAGGTGGTGCCCATATGGCTCGTCGGGCAGGCTCTCTTGACACTACACGTTTCAACTAAGAAACGGGATACAACTCTAAACCGCGGGAGCCATTACAGTCGTGTTGTACCAATTATGGTGGGCCTTCAGGGGCTCGAACCCTGGACCGTCCGGTTATGAGCCGGATGCTCTAACCAACTGAGCTAAAGGCCCAAATGGTGGATCCGACGTGATTCGAACACGCAACCTCTTCCGTGCAAAAGAAGCTTTCTCCCATTGAAATACGGACCCAAATATGGCGACCAAGATGGGGCTCGAACCCACGACCTCCAGCGTGACAGGCTGGCATTCTAACCAACTGAACTACTTGGTCAAATAATGGTGGAGAATGTAGGACTCGAACTTTTGGTACACCGTTTGAGAATCGAACTCAATGTACTTGGATGTAAGCCAAGCCCTCAGACCACCGAGGACACGGTGCATTTATATCCTTTCAAAATGCTTATATGGTGCGCCTGAAGGGACTCGAACCCACACGCCGGAAGCACGAGAACCTAAATCTCGCATGTCTACCAATTCCATCACAGGCGCATATTTTGGTGAAGGTGAAGAGATTCGAACTCTCGACCCATTGCTTAAAAGGCAATTGCTCTGCCAACTGAGCTACACCTTCATTTTATTTAACGATCGAATTTTCATTGAAAGAATTCTTAATTCGTCTTTAGACAATTCGTTCATCGGATCGTTCAAATAGATTTTATTTGAAGCTTTCAGGAATTTAGCAACATACGCTAACGAAGAAAATTGCTTCTTAAAAATGTGAGACCTTTTGGTTGTTTTTGGATATTTATCATAACAGATATAAGTATATGTTTTCATTTTTTCAAACTCCTTAGTGAAAAGTTGAACTTATTTAGCAGAAATACACAGTAGACAGAGGTGATTACTTCTACTCCTCGGCACATCCTATACTAGCTTTCAAATTTGTTGCCTATCTACACAACCAGATGTATACCGGCATTAGATGAAATTAGATAGTCCCAATTCCTATCATCATCACATCGCTTCACCGTGGTCTAATACTGATGCTCTCATTGACAGCATTTTATGGTGTCAATCCTGGCATTCTGGATAGGTCCTTTTATTCTACTTGCTGTGCCCCTCCAACCCTCTTTCTACTAAATAAGCAAACTTTTTCTTAATCTCCCTGAATCGGTTTGGGAACCTAATTACTGCTTACATCAACATTGCAGTTCAGTAGATTAAGCGCAGAGACGAACCTGCTACTTCTTTGTGTCAAGAGACACATTCGTCAAGTTACAATTCGCCGAGAGTTGATGATCTCTTTTTCATCAGATACATTACCTTTCTAAAAAGATAATTTATTGGTCTCTATATCATTTCAAGACCTAGACTGATATAGGCGCTGGCGGAAACAGAAGGACTCGAACCTTCGACATCATGATTAACAGTCATGCGCTCTAACCAACTGAGCTATGCTTCCATATAAAATTTATTGCCTTTCTTTACCTTCAAGCAGCATTCACCCTTGGCGCCAAAACGGGTCAGGTTCTGTTTATTCAAGAAAGGACTAAGACGTCATTCTCACCTGTCGTAGGTCCTTAATGTTGGATATCAAGCTGACCTAACTTAAGTAACTTGAGTCCTCACCAAACGATTAAGGTTGTTTGGCATTGGTCCTGCCCCTCGGATTCGAACCTAGATCGCGCCCTAATCTGGAGCCGTATGCCGGGCATAAACAGGTTGCACTACCGTTGTGCTAAGGCAGGATAATTAACTGGTTTTGTTTATCCAGACCAGAAACTGGATCAGAAAGGAGATGAGCATGAGCATGAATGGAGCTGGTGGTCGGATTTGAACCGACGTGGGCAATGCCAGCGGATTACAAAACCGCTCCAATCGACCTCTATGGGACACCAGCATATTTGTTGCTACATGATATATAACGATGCCAATTTATTTGTTTTAGGCGACTTCAAGAGTATCTTACCGTCCATTATGACGAAAGTGTTTTCTCTATCTACATTGTAGTATTGTATCCGAGATGGATGCCGCCTACATGTTATATAACTATGAATAAAAATTGAATGGAAAACTGGTCCGAGTGGCGCGATTCGAACGCGCGGCCTCTTGCTCCCAAGGCAAGCGCCCTACCCCTGGGCTACACCCAGATATTCGATTCCGAAGGCCTCTAGAAGACCCGTGTGCTTAGGTCGGAATCTGTTACCGTATATCACACTTAACACATCTGATAGGATGTGATGGTGACGCCTACGGGACTCGAACCCATGTTACCGCCGTGAAAGGGCGGTGTCTTAACCACTTGACCAAGGCGCCATGTCTAACCCTTCTTTTACGATCCGAATGAGAGAAGTGTTTGCAACGCATAGAACTCATTAAGTGATAATATGAAAGGTTCTTCTCAAAGTCAAACGAGAGTACTGCATTCTATCACTTATCTGCCTCAAATCCTGACATTCTCTCAGATAACCTGGCAGCTTGGTTTAGTAAGTATTTTCACTATTCCATATGCCCTTATGTTCTGGTGTGAGCATATCTTACCTTTTTGCTCAAATTCCCTCCTCAACGGGCGAGGTGTCCGGCGCTATTTCGACTGTTCGCTTAGTTATTGGATGTCCTACCATCCTCACTGCTGTGTAGGACCAGCAGATGGCAAATATAATAACGAGCATCTAGATTCGCTCAACCCTTCTAATCATCTCATTCTCTTTTAGATTAGCAGCTAGAACACTTTTTATGGTGAGTTTGCTCGATATTAACTTTTTAGGAGCGGACAAGTTTTACCTCATTTTACACCGTGACCAGCGCAGCGTAAAATTTACCTTTAGGCTCTAACTTCCGAAGGATGCACTTTGTAATTTAGCTCCCGCACAAGTAGCATTCCATGTGCTAACCGAATAGCTACCGAAGTAGCCTAACAAGGTCGGCTAACCCGCCCGTTTATTGTCGCAAAACGGAGTATAAGCGCAGTTCTATTTCGTTGAACTATAGACGCCCTTAAACTCCAGCTTTTTAGACGGCAGCCGAAGCCCTAACCCATTCCGTCGAATGGCATCTGAGTAGCTACACTCTTATAGAAGTTCAAAGGTCTAAGCGTTAGAATTGAAGACAATTCCTCCGGAATCGTACCGGACCATCAAAAGTAATTCATTTAACAAAATTGAACTACTGTTGAATTGAACCTCGCTTTTATTTTCTATTATATTTTACAATAATCTAATAACGGTTAACCAATACCTCCACCGTAAGGATGCACTTTCAGTAGCATTACTCGAGGACAAACCCTCATTTGGTGAGCGTGAAGGGATTTGAACCCTCAATCCTTTCGGCAGCGGAGCTTAAATCCGATGTGTATTCCAATTCCACCACACGCCCGTATATAATAAATCTGTGTCTGCCTGTTTCATCATACCAGCAAATTTGATTACTACACTTTATATAACGATTGTTATTTATTTGGACTTCATCTTGTTTTGATACAAAATTTTGATGCTACTAGAGGATTTCAAGCTGATAGTTGACTCAGTTGTTTATAGAAGACCGGCCAACTATCAACTTTTCTGTCCATCTTCGTTACTCCTCAAAATCCAAGCAGCCAAAAGCTTCTGTGAAGTGATCACCTACATAGCAGATATAAGGTACGCTTAACTTCTTTAACGATTGGATATATTTATCTCTCCAAGTAAGTGCACTAACTGTATCGTGGCTAAACATGTCGGTGAGATTTATTTCGCCGGTAATCAAGTCCTTATGAAAGACATTGATTACTGTCATCTGGAATTTACAAGCGAGTTCGAAGTTATCTTCAACAGATTTCCTTGCTTCTAAGCGAGAACTGATTATCATTATGAATACCTTCCCCCTCAGTGAACATCCGAATTGTGAACAGTTTTGACGAAATATGGTTTGTATTTCATCAATTCGTTGATCATGTATTCGGATACATTATACCCGTTTTGAGATCGATACTCTCTTAATCTCTTCTCTACGACGTGTTCAGTCATGTTGCTGCTTTCAAGCTTTCTGCAAATTGACTTGCAGATGTTTTCTGTCTTGTAGCAGTTGTCTGACCACTGGTCATCCGGATCGGATGCTAAATATCCGCCTTTTTGAAGGAAATAAGAACGTCCTTTGTGCGGACCGGTGAGATATGTAGCTTTGATAATGTATCCGTTCATTTTGTCCTCCTTAGCTTTGAAGCTTTTTGATATGTTGGCTGACTTATTGTACATATTATATAACGATTATTGTGAAAAGTCAATAGCCTTAATCATTCGTTAATAATTTACTTCATACAGTAAAAAGCGTCCAGGTGAGTCAACACCTGGACGGAAACACACGGTCAAGCACACCTCAGCGCCCTACCGAGTATCAACTTATTCAGATTGGTTATTTTTCTTTGACAAAATATCATCTAGATTGCATGTATGCGCTCCTTCATTGAAATGCCCAGATAAAGTGCACTTGTATTTAGGAGGAAACGACGGATATACTAAACCATCATTCATTTCACAATTACTGCAGCATCTATGAATACTGATTGAAGTTGATCCTAAGAATTCATCAAATACGATTCCTCTACCATTACAGCTCCTACACAATTCCGTTGAAGTAGAATTAGTTATTGAGCTTCCATCGTATGTTTGACTTGAATAGAATCTGAATGGAACAAATCCTCTTCCTCCGCAAACTGGGCATCTATAAACAGACATATTTTCACCTTCTTCTATGGAGCGGATAACGGGACTCGAACCCGCAACACGACTTTGGAAGAGTCGGATGTTACCGTTACACTATATCCGCATATTTTGCTATCTGGTCGGATTAGTCCTAACTGCAAGCTTATGCCTTGCTAAGGTGCTCGATAGCATAACACCCAGGAGGTTTACCTATAACGCCGCTCCCTCCCTGTAACCGCGAGTAGTTTATCGATTACTACTAACGCCTTCTTTGCTATCCGAAGCGAGGCAGGTACTTAATTCCTCTTGATAAGTTTTGCACCATGCCCTGCCTGAGTCGAACAGGATCAGGTTGATGACTCGAACATCGCTTCACTTATCAGGGCTGCCGTTGCCCATTCCATCTCCTACTAAGTTTTGATTGTCGTATGTAGATGGTGACCAGTAGACAATGGTTGCGGTGGGCAGGATTTGCACCTGCGATTTCCAGCGTATGAAGCTGGCGACTTAGCTACTTGTCCACCCCGCAATATATTTGCCTGTCTTTCCAGGCTGTCACCTATAAAACATGTTTTACCGCCTATCGTTTTAGGATACTTTTCGGCTGCTACTACGGGACCTAGCTTTCCGACTCTTTCTAGAATAGAGGAGAATAGTTTAGACTCTACGGCTCTTCAACCCGTCGACAACCTGCCAGAATAGTTGGTTTCACTTTCATCGACGTGACAATCTAATGTCAGCTGAATGAAAAGGCATGGCGGCGCGAGTGGGATTCGAACCCACGGACGGCTCATCACCGCCTACGGTTTTCAAGACCGCTCCGTTATGACCACTTCGGTATCACGCCATATATAATTCTCTTTATTTTCAACACATTCGATGAACAGAAAAGAGAAGGAGAAAACTGCATCTGATACTGATGACAGCTATATCAGATTCGGAAAGGTCAGTCAATAGTGACTGATGGCTGTCAATGTTGGGCTTGAACCAACTTATTGTATCTTAAGCTACAATGTTTTACCTCATAAACTAATTGACAATATTTACCGTGTTTCAATCCACTCATACTATAATATGAGATAAATTTTACCGGGAATAGTTTCTCACCCGGCTATACTTGCATGTCAAGCTTAGAATCATTCCTGGCATATTCCTTGCCACTCACTCTTTTCTAGTTTGTGCGGAAATATTCTAGAAGATATTTCGGCAGGATTGTGAGCTCCTTATGTTACAGCTTGTTAGCTGCTACATATTTAATAACGATTGTATTTCAATCCACACACCTCCTTGAAGGTGTGACTAATTTGGTCATTTTTAATAACGATTGTAAATTATTTCCTTTAACTCATCTTCATCAATTTCTTGATTCCAATGTTTCATCAAAACATCGTAGTTATCTGAAACAAATTTTACAATCTCTTTGTAGTCATCATTTGATAATTTACGCTTTCCTGCAAGAATTTCAGGATTCTTGCTTATTGACAAGCTAAAAGTGTCGTCTACAGCTTTGTCACCTTTTACATTTTGAACCTTGATTCTGGGTTCATTATGTTTTCCTTTTCTAGCAGAGCCTAGGTTATCTACCCATATTACAACAGGAAGATGAGTTCGTTTAGGATATAAGTTAGCCATTCCTAAAATAGGTTCTTTTCTAAATTTCAAGATAACTACCTCCCAAACTAAATCATCAGCTTACCGCTTAGATTGTCACGCTACTCATTATCAACTAATAATCCGCAGATAACTAGCCCCTATCTTAAGGTAAATAACGAGGACGAATCCTTTAGTAGCAGTTTTCAGCGATCATTTTCATTCTTTGTCAGGTTAGCTGATTACTCTGACATCAGTCAATAGCTAATTGACCACTGGCTGGGACGGCTGGATTCGAACCAGCGAATAATAGAGTCAAAGTCTACTGCCTTTCCGCTTGGCTACGCCCCAATATTAAAATAAGCTCAAACTAAGTTATTGTCCATAAGATAAACTATTCTATCGACAAGGTTGTGCATTTGATTTTCAGAAATTTTTCTCCATTTCCAGAACCAATCAATCTTGTCACATATTTTATCAGGACCCATAGGATGACAAGGTCTAAACTGTTCATACGACTTGATAGCTTTATCAATCTGATCGTAGTATTTATTTGACTCAGACTTCAATATCATTGAACCTCTTTCTAGTGTGTAAAACTTTAGCTTTTAGATAAGTCAAAATACAATGATTTCTGATTTGATACAAATGAGTTTTAACTGGCAAGGCTACCCACCAACTTGCCTGAGTGCTCGTCCCAAAATTAGCACCTCCCGAAGGTAGCGACCCTTCTCTTCTGGTTGTAAGTAGATGTTGTCTGCCTACATACTTATTAACGATTCATAAGCAAATTTTTGATGAATCAATTAAAATTTTGAGGTTCAACGATTTTTATTATACGGAATCTTTAATCTTGTCTCGCATTGTTTTACTTTTGAACATTTTATCCGCAAGTAGTTCAGATGCGCGTTCAACAATCACGTCTTTATTATCTTTTAAGAAGTCAGATACAATTTGCACTGATAAATCTGACAGCTTATCTCTTGAAGGATTAGCATTTTGCCCGCAGTAATAAGCACTGAAGATTCGATTAGCTACCTGCTGTTTAAGATCTCCGATGATCTGCCTACTTGCGTTATCTTCAACTAGTTTAACGATTCTATCATCGTCAATTCCAATTGCGAACTGAATAATATGCTCCATTGAGTTTATTCTCCTCCTTATATTTTGTTACACTTGCATTAACGATGGTTATCATTCTGAAGCAATATTCTCTGTGTTTTCACGTCGTCTTCATTCGTCTTAATATGCAATTCGAAATACAGAATATTTATTAAACATCATACACCTCTTGTTTTCTTGACAAATGTTTTGTTCGCATAGATATGGGCTGAGGATTCTCTCCTCAGCCTGATATCTATTTGCTTCATTTCTTCTTCATTCACTTTAGCATCAGCATAACTGGTATACAATTTGTTTGAACAGCTATTTGTATACCTTATGTTCCCGTCAAGAAGAAATACAGTTTCAATCATCTTCGTAGGGTCTCTTGTTCTTTCTATGAATTTTGTTCTTTTTTGTGAAGTCTCTCTTGCCCTTAAACTTATCATCAAACTGCTTGTTACTGTGCTTTATCATGTCATCGAGGCTCATCTGAGGAAATGACTCCTTCTTGGTTTGATTATAAGGCTTCTTTGAACTAAAATTTTCAGTAGGCTTTTCGTTGGGTTTTTCGTCTTTCTTTTTAGGGGACAGATCTAGATACTTGATTGACAGTTCAGTTTCCTTGTAGGTGCCTTTGACTACTTCTGCTTTTAGTCTGTCTCCTACAGCAAGATAGTCGTTTATGTCTCTAACGAATCTATTAGAAACTTTAGATAGATGAATTAGCTCTGTATGTCCATCCTCTAGGAGAACAACTGCTCCCTTATCAATGATACGAATTACTTCTACATCAACAAATTTACCAATTTCTAGACCCATTTATTGTATTCTCCTTGTTAAATTATTTCAGTGATTTTGAAATTACCACTGGTATTAACATTACATTTTTTAACACCTGCAAGAATGAACTGTGTATCTTCAAGTTTTGCTAGAGTGTTAAAGAACATATCCGCTTTTTCGTCATCGAGATGATCAAGCGCATCGTCAACAAGCATGAGATGAATTTGAGAATCATTACAGCTGATCAATCCAGTAGCGAGAACAATTGATACAATACATTTCTCTCCACTTGAAAGGGTATCAAATTTGATGAATCGTTTATCACGAATGATTCCAAATCCGAAACTATTGTTCTTGCTATCAAGAATAAATTTGAAAGAAATATCCGGATCATACATATTATGCAGGAAATTATTTAGGATGATCTCCATATCATGAAAGGGTTTTTCAGACAAGTTCGCCTGAATTCCATTAGGCCCAGTAGCATTGATCCAATTTTTTAGCGTGTCAATGTCCTGCTCCATGACCATCTTTTCTCTGCTAACATTTTCGGAAATTCTATCATATTGAAGGTTTGCACGCAACTGAACAATGCATTCTTCAAGTCTTGCAATTTCATTATCAATGAAAGAAATATCCAAATCTTCGGGCTTACTTACAGGTTTGTAACTTTTGAGAATAGTGTCTCTTTCACCATAACGCTTGATAATAGCTGAAAGTTTCTGGTTTGTTTCATTCAAAGTTTTGCATACAGACATTCTAGAGTAAGAAATAGATTCTAGCTGAGTTCTCAGATTAGAGATGCTTTCTTTCAACCTTACTGCACGCTCTTTCATTCCGTTTATCATTGGCTGAATAGACGAGCAAACTTCGTTTGTGTAAGAACAAATCCCACCAGTTGATACAACTTTGTTTACTTCATCATATTCATGCCGATTTGAATTGATTTCTCTTTCAATTTCAAACTTTTTTGAATCGATCTCTTTGAGCTTATTTTCAAGATCACGTACAGAAGACTGGCAGGAAGTAAAATCGTCATCATCATTTATTTCGTCTTTTAAGTCTGAATATTCGGAAAGGCATCGTTCAGTATACTTCTGAGAATTATAAGCAGAAACATCGTTCAAATACTTCTGCTTAGTAAGACGAAGTGAAGCAATTTTATCCGTAATTTCGTTTTCATTATTCGGACCATCGTAGTCCTGGTAGTAAACCAATGAAGAAAAAGTAGACTGATATCTCTTCTGCTCTGCTTGCTTGAATGAAAGCAAGGATTTCATATGCTCATTTAGCTTCATAACTCCTTCAATATCAGGAGTCAACTCTGCTGCATAATTAAGAACATCTTGATAAAGAGAGTCGTTTACATAGCTTACTTCGGATCCGTCTAAAATTTCCTTCCAATTTACTTCATTTTCAGAAGATGGTAAGAATTTGATGAACCAATCCTTCATAGCGTTTGGAGACATTGCAAGAAAAGTGCTAAAGTTAAAAACAGGCAGCTCTAGATCTTTCACAATATCAGAAGGATCAAATTCATCAGGGACGAATTTTGTTTCTGATTTGACAGACTGACCATTTTTCTTGTAACTTCGAGTGATATTGTATCCATTGTCAAATACCAGAGAAACTTTCATCTCTGGCGCGCAGCTATGTGTAAAGATATCCTGTGCCTTCTTATTGGTTCCAGGAATGTACCCGAGAAGCGCCAGCTGCACAGCCTGCAGCACAGTTGTTTTTCCAGAACCATTCTTTCCGAAGAAATAGTTTACATTACTGAAGTCATACTTCTTGTGCAACACATTGTGCATTCCCCAGATCTCAACCGATTTAATCTTCATGTTTTCCTCCTATTTATACTAGACGAGTCTTCTCCACTTTCTCCTTTTGTTATCAAAAGAAGATTGATAGATGTATTCTCCGTCCTGTAGATTTACATCATCAATAACGATTCCACCATCTACGTCTAAATTTACATGAAGTCCCTTAACTACGTTTTGGACATAGCAAAGTATGCTCATTCTGTCTTCGGGTCGTCTGTTATGCTTGCTTCTGTATACGTATATATCCGGATACATATTTACTTTGTTATTTTCGATTCTAACAACATACATAACATTCTTACAATCTGATCTAGATGATAATCTTTTTGATATTGTTGTCAAGAAATCTTCGGTTGGGTTATTCATTAGTATGCGTCTCCTTTGAATATAACAAGATTAGTCTTTGCCCTTGTAACACCTACATAATAAAGATTCCACTGATCCTCTTTGTTCAATTTGAATGAATAGTCGTTCACATTGAAAAGAAATACATTGTCATATTCAAGCCCCTTAGAGCTGTGAATTGTTCCTACATACAGGTCAGATAAAACTTTTTCTTCAATGACCCTTGTTATCGCTTCAAATAGTTCATCCGAAGAACAATTCTCAGATATTTCAATTTGGTTTTCTAAAGGATTGAATCCACAGATAGTCAATATATCGACTGCCATAGACATCCTTGACCTAGAAGGGTCTTTCAACGCTTTTCTAATAGTTACCACTTTTCTAAGTCTCTCTTGGATCTTCTTTACATTTGAAAAGTAATTTACAATTACATCAATTCTGCTCATATTTTCAATTGACTGAATACGAATAAAATCAGCATATTTATCTGCATTTAGATAAGAAGCAAGCCAATCCGCTAAGTATTCGTTGTCCTTTACTGATTTAAGGATGTATTTGTAATCTGTATTTTTCTTTCCAGTAAGGTAATTCAATCCTGAACTATCAAGCATTTTGCAAACTTCGGATACCTCTGAATTTGATCTGCATAGAATTGCTGTTGTTCCTTCAAGCTCTCTATTCATTTCGCAGAAAGTAGCAAAATCATCTACTCCAATAGGTTCAGAATATCTATTTGAAGTAGAAGACAGTAATTTTACATTTGGACCCGACCGATCAGAAACCAATTCTATCTTCAGTTTGCTGCCAGACTGACGAACAACTTTGTTTGCAAAACTGCATATTTGCTTTGTAGATCTGTAGTTTCTAGGAAGGTAAATATGAGTCCAAGAATCAAGTTCTGACAGCATCTTAATGATAGAGCTGTCAGCGCCCCTGAAGGCGTATATGCAATTATGAGTTAGTATTCCGTCACTAACATAATTGTGTGTATTATCAATATTTAACCCATATACATACTGGTCGGGTTCGTCAACAACAGATTCAACTAGTTCGTATGAATTGCGAAGTTCGACATAATTATTTGATGTAAATTTTTCTTCAGGAACAACAATATCAAATATACCAGGGATTACATTACCGACACGGCATTCAAATAAATGAAGCTTTGAAAAATGGTTATTTTTATCTTTATCTGTAAAGAATGGATAGTTTATGTCCCTGCTGTAAGCTTTCAAGCAAATATTCGCTTTTTCAGATAAATCGACTAAATTTGAATAAAGATAGTCTACATCATCTAATGAAAATTTAACATTTTTATGCTGCCATGTAACTTGAGGAATACCGTATTTATATGCAACAAGCTGTTCATTCATCCAAGCTTCATTTTGAGATGAGTAAACACCAAGTATCCATATTTTATTTCCCTTTTCTTCTTGCAATCTAAGTCTTGGACCAAAGTAGTCATTTTGAGAAGTTAGAAACAATTTAGTACTTCCTACTCTCCACCATCCTTTTTTGTTACTCATTAGATAAGTTACAAAAGCATTTTCGTTTCCCGGAAAATGTATTCTTGCATAAGTTAAATGCGATTTTGTATATCTGCTTTCATGGTTTCTTGTAACTAATTTAACAACGTCTGTCGCAAAATGTTTAGAAATATCAGTAACTTTGCTTGTATACCTATTCAAATTTCCGCTATTGTAATTCAGGCATCTTAAATATCGTCCTTCTCGCCTATTGTATGATAAGACATAATCCCCAATTTGAAGGTCTTCTATTTTCTTTTTTGTCATGTCAGCCATAGTTACAATTGATCCTGCCGGTTGACATTGCATCTCATCGCCGACAAGAAAAATTTTAGAATGTTTGAACGAAGTTGCAAATTTCCACTGTTCAGGACTAGTGTCCTGAAACTCATCAATAAGTAGATACTTGAACCGATCTTTATATTTCTGTGTTAACTGATCTTCATTGAAGAATAAATCACAAATAGACGAAGACAATTCATCGAAAGTGATTATGTTTTCGTCTTTCATTACTTTTTTTATTCTCTTTTTATAAAGAACATATTCTTGCTCTTTCTTTGGACTAAGTTTAACTTTTCCTGCTAACTCATCTTTTGACAGATGTAGACCTAACTCAAGATAAACGGTATTCTGAATACGTTTCATCTTTGCTTCGTCACATATGCTTGGAACGGAGTGATATCCAAGCTTATTTCTGATTTCATAGTCCATGCAAAGAACAGAATAGCAAAAGCTGTGGAATGTCCTGAATTCTGGGACAATTTTACCTGGATTTCTACGAATGTATCTGTCTTTCATTTCAAATGCTGCTGCATTCGTGAATGTAAGAGCTAGAATGCTCTTTGGATCTTCTGTTTCGCATAATCTGCTTATTCGTTCAATTAGAACAGTTGTTTTGCCAGAACCTGCTCCTGCCATGCAAAGAATAAGATCATCATTGCATTCTACTGCTCTATTCTGATCCTCATTAAGATTCAATGTATCTATACCTCCTGAAAATGATCTCTATCGTAGTATCGAAGAGCATAACGGTATAATTTCTTGTAATTGATTTTCTTATTATAACGACCACCATACCTAGATGAAAATTTTGCTCTGACGCCTACAGCAAGTTTGCTATTAGGTCTACGACGAATTTGAATCTTAGTTGCAATTGTCATGAAAGAAGCATATATATGACGAATATATGTATTAGGATTATTGAAGAAACTTGCAAGGAAGAAAGACACTACAAAGGTAATGAATCCAATCATAAGATACTTTAACCAACCAGGATGATCTACATTTACACTTATGCAGATAAAGAAACCGAATGCGCAAACAATGCCGAATATTGTAGAAAGTACAGATCTGAATTTTTTCATTTTGATATATCCTCTGTAAAAAATAATCAGTGAAGAATTTCTCCTTCACTGATTATAACGATTCTTATCTATTTATATTTCCTCTGAATAGAAGTTTGTTATGTAGCTTTCATTTCTGTTGAACTCTACATCAGCGCTACCTGTATAGTAATCCTCATCAATTATAGGATCACCGTCTTCGTCTTTACCTTGATAGTCATGCACAATTTCTACTCCTGTTACGTCATAAACCATCTTTACATGACAAGAAATTAAATAGGTTCCAGGTACTCCAGGTATGTTAGGTTCTACAATTGAGTCAAAGTCTTCAATCAAACCGTTTCTGTCTCGAATATATACATCATACTCTTCAGAAGTAATCTCATCTTCAGCAGTAAGCATTTCGTCAAGGAAATCATCTCTCTGATATTTCCATGATCCATCTTCGTCAACTGTAATTTCGAGTTGATTGATGTCACATTCAACTTCAACTTTTTCTTCTCCTTCATCGGGATCATCATATTCAGGAGGATCTAATGAAGGTTCAGGAACGTCAGCAGCTGAATTAACATCCATATGCTTTCTCAATGATTCATAAGGAATAACTGCGATAAGCAATCCTGCATCTTCTGCATCAAAGTAAGCGTCTTGATCATACGATTGAATAATAGGATCAAGCTCTTGAGCAATCTGCATTAGACCGTCATAACTTACCTCTGCGCCAACTTCAACTTCAATCCTGTTTTCATCGTCGTCAAATCTAATGTCTACTCTTGAATAATCAATAGCTTCATTTCTGCTAAAACCAAAATTCGGACTTGACATCACATCAACAAGTTTCTGAATCAGGTCGTCTCTGAGTTGATCTGTTACATCATTAAATTCATCGATTGGGCGAATGTTTTCAGACGAAGTAACATTTGTAGAAGAACTTGCTGACTGACTATTGTGTGCAATAATCAGCTTGCCTTTTCTTTTTGCATCCGGGAAGACTTCTTGAATTTCTTCTAGATAATCCTGAGTCTTTCTGTTAAGCTGGTAGCCGGATTTTGTTGGACCTTCCTTTGAGTCTCCTCTACCTTCGTAGACTGTAATATAAATAGGGGCGCCAGATTTAGTTATCTTAGAAATGTTTCTTAGAACACTTTGTCTTGCTTCTGGTTCCTTGATAACGTTCAGAACATTTGAGTTTACAGCCCAATCAGCTCCACCGTTTGCTTTTAGCGTCTTTAGCATTTCTCTATTGTGCTGAGCAGTTCTGTTATATGGGTCGTATACGCAAAGTGTAGCACCTAAATCTCGGATGTATTCTACTGCGGTGTCCCATTTTCCACCACCAAAATCAATTCCTACAGACCCTTCGGGTATATTTATTAAGCGATAAACTGCTGGAAGCTTGTTCTTATTTATTGATGTATTTTCTGATGTAAATTCTTGTTCAGGATTATCTAATTCGACATCATTTTCATCAACACTAGCAGTTATTTTCAATATTTTCATTTAATCTACCTACTTTCCAACCAGATTTAATTTTATCTTCTACTTCATCTTTATATCGTTATCATATTACAAACTCAAATAAATATGATTTGATTGCTCATATCCGGAAGCTTGCTTGAGTTAATAGATGTATCAGCAGAATCGAATTCTTGATCTAGGTGTGCTAAGTCATAATCATCGTTTTTAGTCCTCATATCAATTTGCTTAAAATCAGTAATTATACTGTTATCAATAATACAAATAGATTTATCCTTGGAGGTACTTTCTACATTATTAGAGTAGTCAAAAGCCTTAAATTCCTTTTCAAGTAAAAAATCACGATATATTTTTGAATATGCTTTTTGTTTATCTTTATCTCCCGCTTTGTCGCGTAAAAGAATGAGCAGATTATTGAAATCTAGGTCGTCTATTATACCGCTGTGAAAAAGATTATACAGAAACTCCATGCTACCATAACTTGATTCGGTATCTGATTTAAGATGGGCGCAAGCAAATGATGGCTTCAGAGTTACTTCATAAACATAGTCAGTTCCATTTTTAGTTTTTGCTTGCTCTAATGTACCGCAGTGAAGTCCTACTTCTTTAGATAAATTAAAGTTAAGAGGAAATGAAACCGGTGTGAGAGAAGCGTGATACACAATTCTAAAATTGTCATTATCTTCTTCAGAATCGGTTTCCTCTGAAGAGTAGATATCATCTTCTTCATCTCCAGGCCCAACATAGTTTTCAAACCATTCAAGCGCTTCATCTTCTGTATCAAACTCAGCATCTGCATACATCTCATCTGGAGAATAGACATCTGCATCTCCAAACATGCAGATATATTTATCTTCGTCTTTGTTAGTGTAAAGAGCGTAATCCGTCATCATTCCGTCGCTGTCTCTTACATGCTTGATATCAAGACATATCCATTTAGGATCTTCTGTTTCTTCATCAATATCAACTGAGCTTTCTATTTCGTCTTCTTCGCTATCTTCGATAGATAAATCAGCTTCATCCATCCAACGATCATATGCTTCTTGATACTGCTTCAAGCCTCTATTCTTTGAATAAAGATTGTAAATTTCTTCTTCAATCTTCTTAGCATCTGGCATATATTTGTCTACAATATCATAAAATAATTCGTAAACTTCCTGCCATGTTTTTGCTTTCTTTGAATTTCGCAATGCACCTTCAGAAATGCCCGAAGGATCAGGTTTACCTGTAAAGGAACAATCTATTCTCTTTTTACTAATATTCATGCATTTCACCTCAATCGTGAATGATTCTAGGTTCAATGTTTTTATTTAACTGATTCAGCCTAACACAAACCTGTTCAATTATCTCGTTAGCCCATTCGTTGTTCTCAATATCCATGTCATCTGCGTTCATGTAGTAATCTATTTCTTTTGTCTTTCCATCCTTAATGTACTTTATTGTGCCTCTTTCGATTTTAGCCCAGAAGTAGTCTGCATCATCATAAGGTGCAATTCTTGAAACGGATGCAGCAAAGTCATTGTATAGCTGAATAGCATCGCTATCAGGAGAGTCGTTGTATTCTGTTGTATGAACCCTAAAGTTTTTTCCACCAATTCTAATTTTATCAGACCTTGTTTTACCGTATGAATTAGCTTTGACTGTATTTTGACATGATCTAACCATCTTTTTCATTTTTCAATCTCTCCTTGGTTTCTTGCCCAACTCTATAACATTTATATGAGCAGAAGTGACACGTTTTACCTCTGAAAGGAAACTGATATATACTGTCATAAACTTTTATGAAGTCTTTTCCGCATATATCACAAGTTAAAAATCCTTTCTTTCTGCTCTTCATTTTTCTACCCTCTTTACAGTCCATTTTAGATATTGGTCAGTATCCCTATCGCAAAGGGGGCAAGTTCCATGAATTTTTTCAAGCTGCTGATCTGATTCAACAACAGATGAAATAAATATACCATGGCATCTTTCGCACTCAGCAATGTAGTGATCGTCTATATTATTTTCTATGTCTATGTCAATGTCATCCTCGACTTCAGCATCATCAATGGTGTCTTGCATATCGTCAACCTTGTCAGAAATGCTGTCAATACTATCAGCCAAACTGTCTGAATCTTCCTCAGAAGTAGAATCGTCAAAAGACTCGTCAAATTCATCGCTTTCAAAATCTTCATCTGCAGCAGTTATCTTAGCAGCAGTAATAGTATCTGATTTAATTTTAGTAGATTCGGATACATTTTCTGATGCTGCCTTCAAAGCGTTTGCAAGTTCGTCATCTGGCTTATTTATGTAGATTTCCTTTGCCTCTGTCTTAATTGAATAATAAAAATTAAGCGGGATTTTTTTGCCATTTACACTGAAAATAGCGTTTACATTTTGAATCAAATCCATTTCAATTTCATCAGGATCAAGTTCCATTGAAACTAAACTGGCTTTGTATCCGTCATCTTCAAGCCAACCAATTATTTCTTCTATATCGTCTTGGGCTATTTTCTTCATGTCCTCAGAAAGGGTCATAAATATACCTCCTTATTTCAAGAGTTTAACTCGTGAGTATACAAGGTTCTCATCAATATTGTATAAGATTTTTGAACAGTTTAAGTGTTCTAGATATGTATGATTGAGATACTCCAAATAACTTAGCTGCATTTCTTTGGTTGCATTTTCCATTTTTAATGAAGTACTTAACTATTTCTAATTGTTTTGCACTAAGCTTAGAAAATGCGTATTCAATTTGATTCGCCAGTTCTATTTCTTGGAACCCTAATTCATCATATGAAATAAGGTCCTCGAGACAACTAAATTCTTCTCCCTTCATGTTTTGAATAGGAGTTTGAATTGAAATAGTTGAGAAGTCTCTCTGCTTTGCTTTCTTCGATCTTTCTATTCTCAAGAATTCTCTCATCATACATATATAAGCATAAGTTGAAAAACTTGACTTTGTTTCATCATATTTCAAAGCTGCATAACAAAGCCCAAGAGAAGCTATCTGTACAGATTCATCATATTCATGACCAAATGATTGGCCATACTTATGAACAAATCCATGTACAAGTTGATAATTATCAACTATTAGCTTCTCCTGGGCGTCTGTCATCTATATCATCCTTTAGTAAGAGGTAATTGATAGCTGATCAGCAAACTGTAACATATGAACAAGTGGATATCTTTTATTTGATGTTTGCAAGCAACTCTCCTCAGAAGGATGACAATACCAGTGTCCCATATGATGAGTAATTGCAAGCTTCTCCTCCTGAGTGAACTTGAAGAAACATCTTGCTACTTCAAGAGACTGCTGCCCATGAGGAAATTCGTAACTCCCTCTATTGTATGCATCAACTTGTTCCCACTGACCCGTTTCTTGATTCTTTACATTCTTCTTATAACAAGAGTAAAGGTTGATTTTACACCAATCATGTACAAGAGAAACAAGAGCAGCACTTGATAGATCTACATTACTGAACTTTCCTACTTTCTTAAGATCAATGATTTGAATGTAAACCTTAAGCGTATGATAAAGAAGGCCGCCTTCAAACGATTCGTGGAATCGACTAGATGCTGGAGCAGTAAAGAAATCTGTTTCATCAAGCCAAGCTATAATTCTATTTACAGCATCTTGACAGCTGTCGGGGTTTCTTCCATTGTTGTAAGCTCTAATGTAACAGCACCCTGTTAGAATATTGATATACACCTCTCGTCTAGAATGGTTGCTCATTCCATCAATAGTATGCTGATTATAACAGCCTACATAGTACTCAGGACGATTAGTCCAGTCATTGTATGAACAAACAACTTCATTTTCTGAGATGTCATCAGATAATACTGCTTCTCGATAAGGAAGAAACCATTTGGTATCTTCTGTCAGTAAAACATCTTCATCGGATGGATCAATTGTCATGAATCCAATTTTCTTCTTATCAGAAGATCTGAAAACACTAACATTTTCTTCATTATCTCTGATAAACCAATATTTGAATTCGGAAAACGGCTTATAAGTTGTTGACATAATGAATACCTCCTATTCTTATGAGTACAATAACGATTCTGAAATAACCATAAGAATAGGCAGGACTCCGCAATCCTGCCTACCCTTAAGAAAGGAGGTACTTTATGAAAACCGTGAACACGCCAGGCCGACACCGATGGGCGCTATGGTATCAGCTTATTCTTTGCTTGATAGCTGCTTAATCGCCTGGTTAATGCCAGTTGCAGCAAGGCCAGAAGCGACACCAACTGCAGCAGCAGTAATCGGATCGTTTGCAGGGAACTCAGGAGTTCCGATGTAGAAAGCAGCTACACCAGCGATAAGGCCGAAAGCACCTACAATTACAGGAATCCACTTGCTGTCGATAGAAGAAGCCTTGACGGCGATACCAACAAGATAAGCAAGAACTGTAATTGCTGCGAATGTTGCAAATTCAAAACCCATTTGAATCGTCTCCTTACATACTTATTTGTAATACGATATAAGGTTCAAGTAATCAAATCTATTATGTTTCCTGTATAGTCAAGTAGCTTCTTTTTGCTTGGATATGTAGGAATCTCGGAATATCTGAAATCCCATTTATCTATCTTATTTATATTGATAGACTTTTTTCCTTCGCTTTTTAGCTTAGCTATTTGATTTATATCAATAAGAAAGCATCTCTTGTATGTAGCAAATAATATTGCTACATATCCAAAAACATTTTCTATCTTCGATCTATCTAAAAGGCTTTCATACTGATAATCAGATATCATTGAAAAGTCAAATCTATCTTCCCAAGTACTTTTGCTTTCTAGATAAATCATGTATGGAGATTTGAAAACTATGAAATCGCATTTGTTTTTACTTCCGTAGAACCCTGAGAGCTGATCAGGAAGTCTCTCAAAGCTGAGTCCATCTTCCGGTTTATCTAACCAAACGCGAAGTTTATGTTCAGCTTTCTTGCCAAGTCCATCATTTCCCATTAGTCTTCATCAGGATAGAAAAGAAATCCGTCATCTAGAGCCTGCTGAAGCCATTGATTAAATGTTTGACCTGAATGAATATCTTTCTCGTTTTCAAACATTTCCTTTAACTCATTTATTGTATACTTGTTGCCATCTTGATCATTATATTTCAATTCATCTCCTTTTGATGAATCTATAGAAGTAGACACTTCAGCTGTTATATCTTTGTCCTCGTCATAATCTAAATCAGAAGTCGGGTCTAAGTCTTCTGCAATATGGTCAGAAATATATGCAACATCTGTATCCATGGAGTTGAAATCCCAATTAAGATCAGAAAACGGAACTTTGTACTCTCTAGTATTTCCGTCGAATGTTTCAACAGTAACATAAAGGTTATCGTCTTCGTAGTCAGCTGTAAATCCTTGTACTAAATCTTCAAGATCCAGTTCTAGATCGCCGATCAGATTATGAAGATATCTCTCTTTGTCAATGTTCATTTCAGATGACTTTACATTCTTCATTTCTGGCTTTGACGGAATGTTAGATACATTAGTTGCGCTGTCTACATCGTATCCACCAAGTTCGTTTATCTTGTTTTCAAGAGCATTCAAGAATTGCTCTGGAGTGCCATGTGTCCTTTTAGCCATATTACTCAACCACCTTATTAGCAATATCGTTTATAACATTTTGTAGAGCATTGTGAAAATTTTCAGCAATTGCCATTGCATCGTTTGACGCATTGACACCCATTCTGCCTAGCTTGCTCAAGCCATCAATAGCATAATCGAAATCGTCTTTTAGTGAGTCAATCTGATTGTCTAATGCTTCTGACATCTTATCTTCAGAAGCAGCTGTAATTCTTCTTAGCTTCTTCATAATTCACCTCAACTAAAGTCTACAATCTTAATAGGCTTTTCAATTGTTTCAAAGAATTTATCTTTTCTCATATTATAGTTGGATCCTCCATCATTGTACTTTTCAAACAAATCAGATAGGGATCCATCGTTTCTCTCTACATAGTATGCAGGGATGTCCCACATGTTGTAGCTGGATGGCGTTTCTCTCTGAATGAAATGATAAACATTACCACGATAGAATTTGCTACCAGTTCCCAGAATGCCTTTACGAGTTCCAATAATATCTTCAATATCTGCTTCCATAAGTTCTCTGTCAAAATTAGGAGCTGTTTCGTATCTAGGATTCTTCTCGGTGATGTAGTCTTGATATCTAGGAGGTGTAATTTCCTCAAGAAGCATCTTGAAATCAATTTTATTCAGAATTTCAAGCACTCTTACAATCTCTTTCAGATTGCTTATGTTCTTAGGTGTAACTGCATTCATTCCAGACCATGAAGAGGATTCTTTCTTAACATCTCCATTTTTGTCAATATATACTTTCCAATCCCATGAAAGAGCCTTATCTTCATTGAACTTGTCGTTTTCGTCAGAAACACGAATTTCGTATTTGTCTTCGAATCTTCCTCTGACATCAATTTCAAGATCTAGCGAAGTATCTCCTATAGCTCCAATGACATCATTTCTTAACTTGTCTTCTCTTTTTCCTTCCTCTGCTAAAAGTAATCTATATTGAGAATCATACTTAGACTGCCTGCTGGCTCTATCAGCTTCATATTCAGATTTACGCTTCAGAATATCATCTCGTTTTGTACATGTAATTTTCATTTTTCACTACTCCTTGTCTTTTCCAAGTAATCTGTAAACAAGATCCGGATTGTTCCTAAAATCAAGTTTGTTGTCAACAATATATCCTGCAACATCTTTCTTTCCATATACAATATCATGAACTCTTTCATCTACTGTATCTTTTGAAAGAAGAGTATATATGTTTACAGCTGAGTTTGTTCCTACTCTGTGACACCTATCTTCTGCTTGAAGTTTATCTGTGTAAGTCCAAGGCTCATCGTAGAATATAACGTTGTTTGCAGAAGTTAAAGTATGAGTTGTTCCTAATGCACCGATAGTTCCAACCATTACAGTATACTCAGGGTTTGTTAAGAAAACCCTCTTGTGCTTCTGTCTCTCTGCTTCCGACATAGTACCTGTAAAGCAACAAACTTTATATTTAGTTGATACGAATCTATACAAGGTCCTTAAAGGTTCAACCCAGTTAGAAAAAATAACTACCTTTTCACCTCGGTCATGAATCTCCTCTAACAATTCAAATAGCTTTTGAAGCTTAGCGTTATATTTGATATACTGGCTGTTTACTTTCAAAGACGTGTCAACTAATTCCGGTGATCCATTCACCTGGCGAAGTTTCAAAAATTTCACCATAGGGTTCATTGAATTAGAAATTTCTCCTGCGTGTGCATATAGCTCAGCAGTTACTTCGTCAGCAAGCTTCTCTTGATATTTTGTATTCTCTACAAATATATCAAAATGAATCTTATCCGGAAGGTCTAGCACATCTTTCTTCAAGCGCCTAATCATATTTTGCTGAAGCATGATCTTCATTCTTGGAATATTCTTGTAAGCTACTATTTCAACATCACCATATCCACCGTAAACACAAAATTCCTGGCACCATTTGTAATAGCTTGAAAAATTATGAGCGTCTACAAGCTTCATTGGTAAGAAGACATCAGTAGGCTTATTAACAATAGGTGTACCTGTAAGTGGCAACCAAATACATCTAGAACCTGTTTTATCTTTTATTTTGAGAATCTGCTTTCCTTGAATAGAAGTGGGCGACATATTCTTATGGATTTCGTCAATCACTATCATGTTTATCAATCCCGAATTGATCATTTCAATCAGTCTCTCTGTAATAGGATAGCGTTTTCCTTCTTTCATTCTAAGAGATTCTACATTCATTATGATAAAATACGGCAATTCAGGTTCGTTTTCATCACTATATCTGTGCATGGTAACTAGATCTTCGTATTTTTCTTTTGTACCGCATACAACCCTTCTTTTCTTTTTCGTTCCTCTTTTCTTCTTCATTCTGGATCCAAGAAGGTATCCAAACATTTTTCCGTTTGTGTGCTCTAATACTTCTTGTTCCCAGTTATATTTAGATGTATTTATATTACATATAATAAGACAGTGATTGAAATGGTTGTAGTTTCTGTTGAACATTGCAAGATTGATGCTTTCTATTGTATTATGAGTAACAGTAAAATCTGAACAAAGGTACAAATGATCTGTTGCTTCAACAGATATGCATTTTCCCGGCATTTTGCCTAAATACTCTATAGATATGAATCGCTTTCTAGGCCTAAATTTTCTTTTTGATGCTCGTAACTTTCGTTTAGACGCTTTATATATTTGTCTCGGATCATCCATTCTTATTGTAACGCTGTAACCATCTCCCATGTATTTTCCGTTCAGCTTAGCTTTGTATGAATTTATTACGGCTAGTCCTCCAAGACTTCTAACAATCCATGCAACATCTTCAGCTAATTGCTTAGACATTGTATCGTAGCAATGAAAATTTTCTTTTCCTGCATATCCATCGGAATCCATAAGGCCTTGGAGAATTTCAATTCGTTCTTTTGCAGAACAGTATTTATATTCATCTGGAATTCGTTTATCTTTAGCTTTACATCCAAGTAAACCAAGAGATCTTAATTCGCTAACATATTGATTATTTCTATGGTTGTCATCTACAACAAAAATGTGTTTATTGATGTTTCTACAATAATGATCAGATTTCTCTATTGCTGTATGCCTTATATCGTAGCAGTAGTGACGGCTTGCAGCCTGCATAGAATCAAAATACATATTGTCTTCAGGACAATAAACTAGATATCCAAGTGTTCTTAGAGAATCAGGTCCGTTTTGTTTAACAATCAAGTAAGATATATCACCATTTCGAGTTAATTCATAACCTTCTTGAAGGTTTGTTTTTACTTCGTTTAATATGTTAGAATACGAAGTAGTGAATCCTGCACTATCACTAGAAGATATTGATCCGTCCCCTATTAAAAACCCTAGTAGCCAAGGAGATATGAATTTTTTATAACTAGAGGAATATTCTACAGGTCCGCATCTAGGAATATACAATTCTCTGTACGAATATCTGCTATCTCTTCTTTTTCTAAATTCACCGGACAATATTTCACTAAGAGGAGCTGTGTAATAATTGTTGCTGAGATAGAATCCCCAAAGGTGATCTTCACAGCATGTTACAGAAGTTTTATCAGAAAAAGTAACTTTGAACATGTTTAGTTCATTATGATAGTATTCTCCAGTTACTTTTGTAGGCTTTCCGTTTGATCCAAAGACGTAATCTCCGACATGAACATCTCTGATTTTTCTATCACCATTAGGAGATGGGATTATTGTATCTAATGTAAATGCCTTTCCTAGGCCGGGTTCATCCGCACAAAGAAATCCACTTCTATATCCTCTCTGTTGCCTATCAATAGCATACTTCATGAAATCAATCTGATGCTTATAAGGTTTTGACCCATTCTTAACATAGAATGGGACATTTGAAACATCAATATCGGGAATATGTGTAGTTTTATCTAAAGTGTCATTCTTTCCAATATCTTCATTACTTTGAAGGTTTACTTGATTTTCAAATCTGGTACCCTTAATCTGATTCATAAAGAATCCAAGTTTGCTTTTTTCAATTGTCCAATATTTATCAACAGGGTTCCAGGACTTGCCTGGAACCTTTTTGATCATTTCTACTAATTCTGGATCATATTTGAATGAAATATTGTAAAGACTTCCTACTTGAGTAATGCTTATCATATTATACCTCAACACGAGTGAATGTATATCCTGCTCTTTTCCGCCCTGTTTTCAAACTATCCGATACTGCTGCAGGATCAATTCCTAACGCCTTTGCAGCTTCTGACTGCTTATTAAATTTATCTCCTGTTTCTACGCAAAGAATAATTGATCCATTAGCAGTAGCCGGTTCATTATTATCAAAAGACGACCCCAACTCTTTTTTCAAGTTAGCTAAAGAAATGAATTTATCATCCCATTTGAATTTACAACCTGCGGAAGCCATACTTTCAAGTTGTTCGATATCGTACACGCATTCACGATATTCTGTTCCCATCTTAGGATTTCCATCAGTCCCAATTACAGTGAACAACAATATCAATCCACCTCAATTCTAACATCATAAGAGAAATATGTATTATCAATAACGGTGTAAGGTTGAATAAGGTCACTCCAGTTATGATAATAGCTCGCCCGGAAGAAGGTTACATTTTTAGGAACGCACGGACCATTTTGAACAATTTCTTCTACTGCGCTTACAGCTTCTTCAGAAGGGTCAGTATATTGAATATTTCCAGCAGGCTCAAACTGATTAGTAGCATAGATAACATCATAAAGAGAAAGATCATTGTTTACCATTCGATTAACAATAACGCTTGCAACAGTTTTCATGCATTCATAAGACTCTCCACCAGCCTCCAGATAAACTAGTGCAGAAAAGTCTCGCTTTTCTTCTTCTGTAAGTAAAACAAACGGCTCACTAATATCTTCAATTTCAGATTCTGAATTGGTTTCTGATTCATCAAAATTATTTGAATTATTTACAGTCTGTAAAACATTATTATCCTCATTAGGGGTAATAGTTTTTTCGACAGACTGCGTATCTGCTGTTGGAGCTGTTACATCTTCAGGGATCTCTTCAGAATGTTCTGACAAAGTAGGTGCATGAACAATGATTGCGATTATTCCAATGATAAATATAGCAAATGCTGCAATTCTAGTTTTTTTCATATCATTTGTCTCCTAATTTATTGAAATACAGTAAGTAATAATTACTACAATTATAATAACGGTTCATAACAAATTAGCAGGACACCTTTCGATGCCCTGCCTTTATATCATCAGATGTTCTTAATTAGTTATGATAAAGATCGGAAGTCTTAAGAACACCTGTTACACCTGATAGATCAGAGTTGATTGTGACGCAAGGATCACTATCTCTGAATCCACAAATATAAAGCTGACTATTCTTAACCCAAGAAGGAATTGACGCACCGCCAACCCATCTAGTTGTAGACGACTTGATCTTTACTCTATCTCCCTTATTGAATGTTTCAACAGAAGGGGCAGAAGGTGCTGAAGAAGCGCCTTCTATCTGAGAAGCATCAACCCAACCATATACGGTTGTCTGATTATCCGTGTGAATAAGGTGATAAGGATGTGCTCCGTTGGCCTTATACGTGATCTTTGCAGGACCTGCCCTTAGGCCGGTAGACGCAGGAGAAGAAGCATTTGCGCTTGAATAGTGATTACCACCCTTGAACTTTACAACATCTCCAACATTATAAGAACCTGTTGACGGAGTAGACGGCTTCTCCTCGAGCTCTCTAATTGCTGATGCATCTACCCAACCATATACAGAAGTTGAGTTATCTGTGTGAATAAGATGATATGGATGCTTTCCGCTCTTGTAAATAGCTGTAACCTTAGCCTTACCAGGCTTTAGATCTGTAGACGCAGGAGAAGAAGCATTTGCGCTGTAATAATGAGAACCGCCTAGGAAGGTAACTATATCTCCAACAGCTAGATTACCCGACGGTACAGGAGTCGGATCGGGCTTTGATGAACCTAAGATAGCATTTACTCTGTTTGCAATATCGCTAAATCTTGCTTTTAGATATGGACCAGGGCATCCAGTAGCGGCAAACCAGCAATGCATTGTAAGGTTACCTGTTGTATCACCAGTGTAGTTCAGCTTCTCAATTCCATTACGCTTACAGATATCAGCGCAAAGGAGGATAAGCTTCTCGTATGCAGCAGAAGAAACAGGCCAAGGATCACCATATGCACAGTTAGCTACCTCTATTGTAACTGCCTTATAGTCATTTGCAGGACTAGATGAAGTCCATGCCCTATCCTTTTCTTCCACATACATTCCTACACGACCGTCGGAACCAATCCCGTAGTTTGCTGATGCTTGTCTTGTCTGGAATACATTTCCACAAGTTTCTACTGAACAGTTACCCGCCATATGATGAATTGTGATAACAGTAATCTTACCAGAAGGGTTGTATCTGGAATTTACTCTGCTTCCACTCTGCATAGGGCTGATTTTAGTGTAGTTAACTAATGAGCTATTTGTGTAATTAGGCATATTATTCAGCCTCCTCTTCTCCCTTACCTCCAGTGAACTCTTGAGCAGCACTTTCGGGAAGGTCATCAACATTCTCAATCACAGGAGCAGTTGTTTCTGGATTGATTTGATCAATGATCTTTTCGCACATAGTTAATACCTCCATGTATAATTATCAACTAGATTTGATGACTGACGTTTTTACATAACCTATACAATATCCAAATCCAGAATTCATATATTTAACTTTGTAACCGCCTTCTACTTCATTCATGACCTTTAGGACGCCTTTATATCTAATAGCAGCCCCATTGAAATTCTTGTTTCTATAGACCAGTACTGTTTTTCCACAGGTAGAAATAGTTTCAGATCCAATCGGTTCAAAGTGTCTATCATAAATAGGCTGTTCTAAAGGTTCCAATTTATCTTCAGATTGGATAAGTTCTGAGATAGAAGGAGATTTATCAGTATCGAGTGTTTCTGAAAGATTACCTTCTACATTATCCTGGATTGCAGGATTTATTTTAGTTTCAGCTGAATCTATTGATTCTACCTTAGGTTTCGGCTTAGGTCCCGGTTTCTTCTTTTCCTTCACTCCAGTAGCTAGATTTTCTGTTTCAGGCATCAGTAGCATCCTCTCTATAGTTTGGTTTTATTTCATACCAAATTAACTTGGTAAGAATTCTTATTCTTGCCCTACGTGATTCATCGTCAACGTCTTTGTAATCATATACAAGGTATCTATGGTCTAAGCTATTCCAAACAGATGACCTTACGCATTTAATAATTTGGCCATCATCAATAAGCTCCAAATTGGTATCAATATACTCTTCAATGATAGCTTTCTTTGTATCCCAGTAAGATCTTCTATTTTCATAATCAGGTTTATGCCCGTTCAGTACCCATGAAATTCCTTCTGCATTAGATATTTTATTGTTACAGTCTTTTACTAGTTTTGCAGCAGCTTGGCCTAATTCATAAACAGCTCTATAAACATTTCCGTTGCATCGCTCAACCCAAGCTTTGAAATTTTTGCTATCTTCATAAAAGCTCATTATAAATTCTTCAACTTATTTCGACATTTAGGACCTACACCATATTTGATTGACTTAGGTTGAATAAGTTTTCTTCCACATACAGAGCAAACACCACAATGGTAAATTTTCATTCTTGTATTCTTTCTTCTGTTGTTTGCTACTTGAACAATATACAATGCACCTTCATATACAGGATTGCCTACACCAAAGTTAGAGTTTCTAGTTTCTCTGAATACATTTTTTCTCATCATACCTACATAGAGCCAACAATCGTCTCGAATCTTTGCATAAACAAAGATGGTAGGTTCATTGAACTTATCATACCTAGGAAGATTGAAAGCATATGTTTTGTACTTTTTGGTTTCAGGATTTTCAAGCGTAACTACTCCACAACCATTATTTATGTATTCGTGAAGAATAGAAGTATCTGTGATTTCGAATGAAGAATCTGAATATGTTCTAAATTGTTTTCCGTATGTCCTATTTCTTTTTTTCATAGTTTAACCTCCTTGAAGGTATTGTATATCAATTACAATAACGATTCAAGGAGGTGAATTTTCAAACACTTTTTAGCGCGTTAAGTGTGTCGTTGATTCCGTTCTCTAGAACTGAATTATATATTTCTTCTAGACCAGGAACTTCAATGTTAGCTAATTGGCAGATGTCTACGCATCCTTGCAAGTAGCTTTCTACATGCTCGTCAGGAATATTCATTATTTTTCCAAATAACTTTCTTCCAATTTTGTCACTTATCATATCTGATAAATCTAAATCTATGCTAGTATAATCATTTGTATCCGTTCTACAACGAATTACTCTTTTCATGTTAAACAGCTCCTATATTCATAATATATGTCTTGATCTGAATTATGTTGTCATCTAGAATAGATTGTATATCATGAGAAAAATTTGCATAATACAGCTCAATTGTTGCAAGCAATGTTTCTAGAACAGATTTCAGATAACAAGCTCCTTGCTGAGGTTGATCGCAAACAATTCCTACTTGCCCCTGAAGAAGGTCAATAGGATTAGGTGTGCAACAACCAGACACCTTTGCTATAGTTATGATGTTATGAATCCAATATCTTATATCGCTCGACATGTAATACAGATCTAATCTATTCATAGAGCTATCAGAATAGTTGGTTGAAAGATAATCCAGATTCAGTGTAACTACATAGTATCCCTTTAGCAATTCAGCAAATGGGTTGAAGTTAGGCATACCTTCACTATCAGATACATCTAGTTGTCCGTCAACTGTTGTAACTTCATAGCATTTAGGAGTTTCGCTTAGAAGAGAAACAAAATCATCGTTGTTTACAACTGTATTCATATCTGCAAGAGCTGAAACTGTGTTATAATTCGCCATAACAGACTCTAGGTTGACATGAAAATCTGTTCCAGATGTAACTTTAGACAGCTTCATGAATAACTTTGAAGAAGAACTTGCGTCGTCTGTATCAACTGACTGATTCTTAGCGTCTTCGTCTTCATTGAACTCTTCCATGTTGAAGTCGTCCGCATTGTTATCTGCATCTTCAAATGATTCGCCGTAAAATTTATCAAAGAAATCAGTAATCTTATCATCCATCTGGTCTTTACTTATAGAGGGATAGGATGCCTTCTTTCCATCTTTTGACTTGATATACATGTTGAACCTCCCCTTTCTTTCTGGGACAGGTACAACCTTACACTTGATTACAGTTCCCTTTCCACTTGTAGCAACGAAGATGATTCCGCTATCATAATTATTACCGTCTACTGGCTTAGACTCTTCTACTTTAATTCCTCGCTTAACTACTTCGTTGATTCCATCACCTAAATACTTTGGTAGTGCTTTAAGTAGCTTAGCAATGATTCCAGCTTCTACATTTTCCATACAAACAATCCTTTCATACAAATCAAGGAGCTGATCAATGTTGATAAGACACGACCAGCTCTTTGTTCATAGTATTTATCTTACTTCTTGCTAGGCAGCTTTCGAACGGTCTTACCAGCAGGCTTTCTATTGGTAGAAGCGGACACCGGCTTCTTTTTCTTAATGGGCTTTCGAACAGCCTCAAGAACCTCCTCGTCGCCTTCAGCAGTAACAGTGAAAACATCCTCACCGACAGTGAATTCAACAGAATTACCATCTTCTGCTTTTTCAACATCGACAGGCTGACCAGTCACCTCTGCAACCAGCTGCGCTACATCCTCTGCCTCAAAGAGAAGATCCGTCGCATCAGGAGCAACATTTACATCTTCAGCAGCATCAGGAGTGTCATCGACAACATCCTCATCCATTTCAGGCTCCATCACTTCGGTATCAAGATCGTCGCCAGCAGTTACCTTCTTAGTGTTTTTCTTAGAAACAAACATGTAAGAAACTCCTTTTCATAAAATTTTAGTTCAAAACAACAAGTCTACTTTTCTTAGGCTCAAGTTCACCTCTTATAGCTTCTAACTCTGCGTTAGCTTCTTGAAGAAGTGTATCACCGTCAAGTGTTACATTAGAGCCTTCAATTGTATATTTTGACCGAGATCTGCCTAATGATATTTTTGCGAATGCTAGACTCATCCGGACTAAGTAGTCAATCCAGGTTGTTCCTTGAATCTCTGATACATCCTGCAAATCTGGAACGTATCGTATAGTTACCATTGCAGGTAATGGATCTCTGTGCGTAACATATACTACTTGATTATACGGATCATATTTCCATTGAAAATCAGTAGAAATTGTATTACGGACTTGAGCCATTGCAAGTTCAGACATTATAGGATCTATGTTGATTGAACTTGTATTACCTATTGTACTATAGGCGTTTACAGCGGCAGCAACCTGGAAAACATTACCGCTGTCTATGTTACTCATTGTAAGGCCTATTCTAGGATAAGCAGCTTGAACATTGAGAACTTTGTTTGTATGGATATCTTGCTTGATCAAGTCTATTCTAGTTTGAAACGGGACAGTCTTTTCCACTGACTGACGAATGTATCTTTTTATTTCTCTAAATGCAATCAATACTGCTTGCCTTAGATCAACCTCTTCTACATTCTCGTTAGTGGGGAAGCCTAGCAAGAATCCAACTTGAGCAGTTACCTCATCCATCGTCATATCTTACCAGGCCTCCTCTCTATCAAGCTTTAACTAGTTCTTGTCTGTTTTTATCTTCTGTTAACTGGAACTTGTAGCCCTCTGGAGCAGTAAGTTCATATCCAACAGGTATGTAGATATGTGTCTTGGATAGGAAATCCTCATCTGATTTTCCTTCCTGCTTAGTGTATTCTACAAGTCCAATAATCTTAACAGTGTCATCAGCAATAGTTACTGTAACACCATCGTCATATTCAGGAGATAAGCCGTAATGAGCATCAAATGCTACATGACCACCAGATGCTTTTACAGTAGTTCCATTCTTCATAACAACGTTTCCGAAGTTATTTGATAGAATGTACTGAGTAGAAATCTTTCCAGACAATGTTACATTATCTAGAATCAACTCGTCTGCGAAGTTCTGAATAAGAATAGCTAATTCTGGAGAAGATGTTCTGACAGTTCCGTTCTTGATTAGAACTTTTGAGCCTTTCATGAATCTCAATCCGTTTGAATAGCTACTATCAGCTCCTACAAATGGTGGCACGCATTTTAGTTCATGCCCATTTAGATCAATAGTGATCTTTGATCCAGCTTCTGCCTGAATGCCACCTTGGTAGACATTCTGGGCCAGCTTGATATAAGCTCCTGACGGATTAGCTGAAATAGCTTTCTGGATAGCATCCTCTCCGTCAGAAGCTGAAATATCAACCTGACCCTTTACGTAGGGTCGACAGTTACCTCGAAGCCCTGACCGGCAAGAGCACGACCGATCTCTTCATACAGCATCTTGTCTTTGTAGTCATCAGTGATGAACTCGTAGCCAGCATTCTCACTAGAAGCAGATTCGGCAGCCTTAGCAGCTAGAATAGCAGACTTGCAAGCGAGAAGAACACCAGGATGGACAGAAACTTCACCCAGGAACTCAGCCAGGTCCTGAGCCATCAGGAACTCACCCTTCTCCCAAATGTTCTTGGAATAAGCGGTATCGCCTGCCTGGTCACGGAAAGCCTTCTCATCCACATAAGACTGACCCAGAACAAATTTGGGGGCAATGGGATAAGTAGGAATAGACGCCTCAACCTTAACAGGCTTGGTGAACTTAATAGTAATCTTGTAACTCATTTAGATAACCTCCAAAATGATTTATGTGATCTTTGTTTTTATTAACTTCATCATACAACGAAAGATACAGTATCTCCCGCCTATCACATAAAAATATAAGGTTCACAAACAGAATGTATTTAGATTATTGTTAATGAATTGCTCCGCTTCATTTGTATTACAAAAATTCATTCTTTTCCACAGTTATTTATATAATTATTATGACGATTTTTGTTTATTCCACTGCCATGTTACAACACCGCTATCGTAAACTTTCACAAAACCGTGCTCTTCCATTATTTCGGATTCAGTTTTAGCTAAATCTATTGATTCGTCAGAAAGAAACTTCTTCAAGTTAGCCTTCTGAGCGTTTACTCTGTTGTATGCTATGTCTGTGTTAGAATTGACCCAAACATATCCAGGAGCTGATCGTCCCTTTTCTGAGAATCCTAATGTTGTGTAAAGATTTCCTGTTGTATGTGCTCTGTCAGAGAAGGAGATAATATCTGAAGGATCAAATTTGTCAACAAACCGTTTGAAAAGCTTAGACGCCCCTCCTACCACAGAAGTATTTAATTTATTACAGAACCGTACAAGTTCCCAGAATTCTGTATTCTTATTAACTCCAATAGTTCTTCTAGCTGATCCAAATGTCATCAAAGACACTAATTCATCTTCAAAATAAAGTCCAAGTCTGACAGAAGAATTAGCGAACCCTTGTCTATGATTATCGACTAAGAACGATTTTGCATCTGAATAACAAACTTCTTTCAATTCACAATTTCTTGCAAAGATCCTATTTTCAGTCTTTCCTAAAGCGTTTCTAATTATAGATTCAATTATGCTTCTTTTATGATTCCACTCATATCCAAATATGTGAATAAGACGGATTCCTTTTTCTTCACAAAGATTTGTCTTCATCTGATGATAGCTGTATTTCATAGGCTCTCCGCTATCATACATAGGTTTTGACGAGTTGTGACTGGATGTTGGATTACACTCAATTGCAATTTTATTTTCAGGAATCCATATATCAAGTTCTTTAGGCTTTATTTCATTTCTATCATGTCTTATAAATTCTATGCCCATTGTCTTTAAGAAATCAACAACATCATTCTCCATATTAGACATTTCATAAGAAACAAATGGCTGCAAACTAAGTTTATTTATATAATGCCCCATAGTAGTTGTATGCAAACCAAACAGTTTAGACAATTGAAAAATGGTTTTCTTTTCACTTAAGGAATTAAGATAATTTCTCGAATCGGATAAAAATTTTCTGTATTCAATCATCTGTTCAGATGAACCGTTGTATCTTGCTTCTCGCAATTTGTCTTGAACATCTAAATTCTTCATACCGTTGTTCATACTATGGAGCTTAGCTGCACAACTAGAGGAGCATGTCCGTCTCCAGTTGTCTGTTTGCTTCCTGCTATCAAATGGAAATAGTTTACCGCATACTTCGCATTTTCTATAGTGCTGGCTATCACAATATTTCTGCGTATTATTTTTAGGTACAAAATCTTCTCCGCACAATTCGCATTTTCTTGTTCGTTGTTTGTAGAATGATAGCTTTCCCTGTATCTGAGCTTCCTGCTTACATTCCTCACTGCAAGTAGACGTATTGTTGTATTTGTTGCATCTTGTTTTGAATTCTTTTCCGCATACTTTACATACTCGAATTATATCCATATTACAGTCTAGCTGTTTCACGTAGTTTGGGACAAACTCTCTTCCGCATGTTCTGCAAATTTTAGGTAACTTGTCTGTATTTTTGCATCCTGCAGATCCTGATGCTTTTTTACATGATTCATTATCGCATACAGTTTTATTATCTGGCTGACAGTATCCAATGTATTCTTTTCCGCATACTTTACACTTCAAAGTTATTTCTTTCTTACAATACTTCTGCATGGGTGATTTTGGCTGAAACCATGTCTTACATATAGGGCATATTCTTTTAACCAACATCGGTTATCACATCCTTATGTATACAATAACGATTCGCTAAATTTTTAACACAAAAAGACCGACTCCTTTCGGAGCCGGTCTGTGATAAATGATGAAGTTTTATCCTATGAAGGATCAGAAGGTTCCGAGGATCTTACCCTTCACGCAAGTAGCCGGGTTGACAACCTTGCTTGCGTACATCGTTGCGTAGCCTTGCTGAGCGGACATGTTGGCCAGACCAACCACCTCAGTGTTTGTGATAGGCATATACTCGCCGAACAGAGCCGTGTTCTTTCGGATGTCGTTACTCTTGCAGCACATGACCCAAGAATCAGGATCGTAAGAAGGATTGACGTAGATCTCGAACTGGTCAAGAGTACCGAACTTGTAAGGACCAACGGTGTCATCGATGTTATCACCCTTGAATCCATTGATCATGCCGATGTACTCAGCTGCGGTAGTACCTACCACTAGACGGTTCGGGCGAGTCATGCGGGTCTGCTGATAGATAGAAGCAGCAGCCTGACCTAGCTTCAGCTTGAACATGTTCAGGTAATCAGAAGGAACAACTGCACCAGACAGAACAGGAGAAGCATCCCAGTTGAAAGCAGGCTTGTAAGAAGCTGCCTGCATCAGCATATCCAGGCAAGCGGTGTTGATCTCAGCGGTGATCTCACCAACAGCTGCTTCCTTAGCCATATCAGCGATGTTGGAACCATATTCCTGCTGAGCAGCAAATGCAGAATAGACACTCCAGTAGCAAGCGAGCTCCTTGGCCTCAGCGACCAGATTGAACTCATCTAGCTGCAGGTAGCCCTTACCCATCTTAGCACCGTACTGACCATTGGTGTCAGGACCAACAGTCTCATTATCGTACTGATAAGTAGCAGTCATGTCACCTGTTAGGGTGCCAATCTCGCCGGTAGCATAATCAATGGTTCCGGACTCTGCCTGAGTATCGGCTTTGTACAGCTTGCCGTCACCCTTATCAACGAACACTCCCTGAGCGCTCTTAATGGTAACAGTACCAGGCAGAACAGGAGTATACATCAGCTGACCGTCAACCTCTTCATTCTTCACTACACGACCAGTAAAGTTAGGATCAACACCCTGGCGGTTAGCGAACGGAGAAGACATCACTGTGCCAGCCTTGGTCTCACCCTTGGTGTTCTCAGCAATGAACTTGAAGTAAGGAACCAGCTGCTGACGAGAACGCATCGCAACTGAACCGAAGATGTCAGTTACAATCAGCTTCTGAACAAAAACAGGCAGCAGATCCAGGAAGTCGGGACGAGCTATGATGTTTGACGTATTTGTAGCTGCCATGATAGCGCTAGGCTTTCTGCAGTTACGAGCGAGCTGATTGGCGAACATTCTCTGTGACGGAGTAAGGTTCACTGAGGACTTAATAGCAGAAGCGTTGCGATTACGAACGCCAGAAGTAATGCTCTGACCAGCAGTAATAGGCTTGCGGGCAGGAGCAGTGGAACGCTTAGTGATCATATTGAAACACTCTCCTATATAAAATTTTAATTAAATGGTTACAATGTCATCGTCAAAGTAACAATCATCTACATCAATTTCTTCAGGTTCTCTAATAGAGGATGGTTTTCTACTTATTGAGCTTGTAATAGCAGAACGAAGTGAAGATACACTTGTTGATGCAGTTACTTTAACCTTCTGAAGATCAGCTCCAACTGCTTGCGAATACAGTTCTGCATAAGCATCCTGATAATCTTTAAGCATCTTCTTGCAAGCTATTATTTCAGCTTTGTATTTCTTTAACTGTTCGTCAAGGTTTGAAGTTCTTCTCTCTACATTAGCAGAAGCAGTGACGGTTTCATTGAGTCTAGCTTTCAGAGAAGAAATTAAAGAATCCTTAGAATCAACAATATTCTTGCTTTCGCTTATCTTCTGTAGATATTTAAGGTTGTTTGATCTTTCTTGCGAAATTGTCTCTTTCATTCTGGTTGATGCTGCAACAAGTTGATTGCATCTTTTCTCTGCAGCATCCTTTGCATCTGTAGCAGATTTTATCTGATCTGCTGTTATTCTACTAATTGAAGAAATTTTCCGTCTTGCTTCAATTTCGTTTGAAGCTAGTTTACTTGAAAGAATTTGATTTTCGTTCTTCAGATGTTTGTTTTCTTCTACCTGTTCTAAATAAAGTTTCGTCATTGACTCTACTTTATCTTTTGTAATGTCTACATCATCACATTCACTTACATCATCTTCGGTTGAATTGCATCCTTTTATTTCTCTCTTTCTGTCTTCTAGAGCTTTGTATTCGTCAGACTGTTCAGCAAACTGGCACTGTAGAATATCAATAGCTTCACAGCTATCAATGTTAGGTAGATTCTCTTTAACTGCTGCACAAATTGCCTTATACTTCTTCTGAGACTCTGCATCGCTAGAAGCTGCAATAGCTGTAAATGTAGGAATGCTTTTAGGAAATGCAGGGAACGATACAAGGTCAAATCCTCTAAATACAAATGTATCAGGATCAACAGAATTGTTTACAATGTCTCCTGCACCTCTTACTGAAATTCCGAATGTTACACCTGCGTCTATGAATGTTTTAACTGTCCTGCCAACAGGCGTATCAATCAGATTAAATTTACCATATACTTTTCCATTTTCGTCTATATGTCCTTCTGTCATTACAATACAAGCATTTCGGAAGTCCATACATCCAGGATCATCGGGATGTCCTAGGAATCCGATGTACCATCCAAGGTCAATAGCTTGCTGATAAGATTCAGAACTAAATATGTTTTCCCATACAGGTCTAGTTATATCTAGTCCATTCTCATTTGTAATGTTTGAATCTGCACACTCACCTTCAAATATTCCAATAACTGGGTTCTTAGGATTTTCAGACTCTATATCGGATACAATCTTATTTTTGGTATCTTTCATATTTCAATACCTCACTTTTTCAATTCCCTAGCAGCTAAGCGCACTATTCCGCCTATTGCTAAAGTCTTTAACAGCTGTTTTATGATTCCAGATTCAACTGAATCATTCAATTCAATTGAACCAGACTCTTCAAGTTCGTCATAATTACTTTCGTTCGCTTGACAAGCTTGATCTAGATCATCATCAGATACATCAATATTTGTAACGGACTTAGGATTTATTTGGTATGTTGAATCCCCGATAGAGATTGAAACATTTTCTCCGTCATCATTTACTCCTATGTTGACATCTTTAAGCTCGTCTACTTGAGTTAAGAAATCAACTAACGATGAAGGAGTAAATAGAATCTGACCATATTCCTCTTCAGCAGCATGTATTATCTTCTTCAAATCTATCACTCCTTATTCCCAATTTATCCATTTCAGAGTTGGCGAGTAGTGCGGGTAGAGGCTCATTATTCCACCAAGCTGATCCATTCCGCCTATCTGTATCTTCCATACAACCTGTACTATTTGATTTCGTTTAACTTTGATTATATTTTGTTTTAGAATACGTCTGTTTTCTTTGCATTCTGGTGAATCAAAATAAACACGTCTTTGTGTATCCCATTCTGCCATCTTCCAGTTGTTGGAGTTAGGAGGAGATATTCTATAACCGGCAAGCAATCCGTTGTCGCCGCCTTCTGACCAATCAGGCTTAGACCAAAGACCCGCCTCTGTAATATAGATGTAATCCTTATCCTTTTCTCTAAATTGAGAAAGTGCTCCTGTAGATATCATTGCACTGTACACAACATCAACTGTTTGAGGAAATTCTGCTTCAGTTTCAGGTACAATATCTCTGAATGCAATTTTAGCTCTTGGAAATGATTCTGATATTAACTCGCAATTCACTGTTGGAGCACTCTTAGGCTGATAAATAACTGTACCTAGTTCAGATGGAAGTATCTTTCCTTCTGCACAATCTTTTACCTTCTGAACAGTTTCACAAGATACGGATCCTTTTTCATCTGCTTGAGCAACGAAAAGTTGCTTCTCAGAAAGCTGCTTAACACCACAATTGTAATCCACTAGCAGCATAACATCTTGATAGTCTACTTTACCATCAAAGTTTATATCACCAATCTGCAGGATTTCTTGTGTTATTTCTTTATGCAATCTTTTTTCGAATACAGGGCCTAGACCTAGATATTCTCGACCGTTATTTTCATTAGGATCGTATCCGTCTGCACCGTATCCGGGAGTCTGTGTTAGATAATCAACAAATCTGTTTGCTTCTTCTAGATCTGGATCATTTGGGTACTTGTCTTTGTAACTTATAACTCCTAGCCCTGACGGAAGCCCTTCAGAATCTGAGTCTTGATTTATCAATCCCATTGTACCCAATGATATGTACATAGGGACGTAAGAACTTAGCATATGATATCCTTGGTTAAGGACACCGTCACCTTTTAAGTAGTGAGCAATTCCAGTAACTAATGAATTAGTTGCAGCATTGTGTCCTGTATGCTCAGATACAACATTCCCTGAAGTAGGATCAATTACTCGGATAGATACATTGTGTCTTATAGGTATTTGTTTTGCAACTTTCTTAAGCTGATCCAAGTAATCATCTCCTTATGGAATCTCATCATACTCAGATTCTTCATCATGAGTATTTATTGTTGTTGTTCTATATGAATCTTTTTCGTATACACCTATTTGATATTCTCTAGGAGCTACTTCATATGAAGATGTAGGCTGTTTAGGATCTAATCTTCTGTGAAGATTTGGCATTGTGAATCCTTTTTCGTCTTTAGCTACATCTTCATCTGAAGCTTCCCTCCACGGACCATTTCCCATCCGTTTGATATCTTCAGCCAATGAAATCACATCCTTTAAGATTCATAAAGATACAAGGTTCTCATCATTCTTCTGGAAGTGTTTTCTTAATTATTTTTCCGTTTTCATCTCTAACAAGATATGTCTTTCCATCGTCTAAGAAAACTGCTGAACCAAGCTCAGACATTATAGGGCTGACGGCAGGACGAGGATTGAGGATATTTTCAGATCGATCTGAATCAATTGTATAAATATCCTTTGAAACTGATTCTTCTTTATCTTTATCATATCTTAGATTGTAAGAGGGATCTTCGTTGCTTATAACATAGTTATCAGGTACAGTAGTTTCTACTTTCAGCGGTTCCTTACCTAAACCAAATATAGGATCAATCAGAGACTTAACTATGTGTTCGTTGTTAGCCATTTGAAGAGAATAAAGAGATCTGTATCCTGGATCAATTTCTTCATCTGGCCTATCTTCAATATCAGAATTTCGATACCAAGCATATCTTCTTTTATCTTCTTTGTTAACTTCGTGAGTATCTTCGTTCTTCATCTTTTGCATTCTTGCATAATCATTTCTACTATAATGTCCTACATGCGTAACAAAGTTAGGAATCTTACTTTTCTCATTTTCATTTGTAAGTCTTGCATCAATTGATATTTTTGTTCTTCCGTCAAACCTAACACCTGAATGCTGGAAGCAGTACATACCTAACGGTCTTACATACTCTATACAAGCGTCAATTGGAACATCGTTTGATGTAAAATAAACTATGTCAATGAACCCATTTTCTACATCGCTTGATACATAAACAGCATTTACAGGAATAGAAGTGTCTTCAAGCCTATTTTGAAGAATGTCCTTCTCCTTACCGTAGTTTATTACACTAAATTGTGCAAGATTAACTTCAGCGGCCAACGTTACCCCATCTTTAGATCCTTTATTCTTTATCATAGACATGAAATAAAGCATAACAAGACGGTTATATGCTGCTGATAGTCTATCATCGTACTTGAATCCCATTGTGTCACCAAGTAACCACAATAGATCCTCTTTGCATCTTAATGGATCAAAGCAGTCAATTAGATTTTCTGTGTCATACTTTATCTGACCTAGTGCTTTTTCAAACCAATCTAGGAAGAATCTGAAGTCCTGACTGGACTTATAAACTTCGGGGACAGAAACATTTTTCATGTCCATAGATCAATTCCTCCTTAATTACTCAGATACTCGGGATTTATCCTTATGGCCATTGCTGATGCTACATCCGGTGTATATCTAGCAAAGCTGATGTAGTTAAAGTATTCAATGTCGCAGTCAGACCAAACAATGCCTAATGTCTTTGCGCTGCCTGGATCAAAATGCCTTATTCTAGAATCGCTGTTCTCAACTACATCTATAATTTCCATAAGTGTAGGTTTGATTCCGATATTTCTATTTGCAGGAGAGAAGTAAATTGCAAGATTCTCCTTGACCTTATTGATGATAACAGCTGCTGTATCCTTGTCAAGAGACTTCTTAGGTGTTATTGTTCCAACAATATAGAAATTAAATATTCTTAACCAACCAAACTGAAGATCAACGGTCATTGCTTGTAATGGTTTGTAATCTCTTACAACATTATCAATGAACTGAATAGGCGGTTTATACTGAATGAAGTTTGTCTTCCTCTTTATCTGAGAGTTATTCATCTGTCCTGAACCATAATTACTTGATAAGAAATCATTATGTATTGAAAAGCACATTGCTGTATATCTTTTGAAATTTGTAGAAAAAACAAACTTGTTTGGGTCTGATGGATCAAATCCAAGCCCTAGTACTGAATTCCAATCAAGCGTTGGATCCCCTTCAGGGAAATCATATTTTGTAAGGTACATCTTGGACTTCTGCGAATCTGTTAGATTCTTATCGTTGTATATTGCGAGATTTATTTCAAGCGCTTTTTGACAGTCAATTACAACTCCGCAGTCTACTCCAGGCTCTCTATTAAGGAATCTGTTGAAGTCAGGAAGTGTTACTAAGCTGTCAAAAGTATTGATATAATTTCTGCTGTTGAAATATGCTTCACGAGCTGTCTCTGGGCTCTTACCTGTTACTGTATAGCTATGAGGTAGCTCAACAGTATTTGATAAATTTGATATGGAAAATTCACCCGAGTCGCTATCAATTGCCTGACCAGATTTTGCAGGCATGAAATCCTGTAAAACATTCTCGCCTACGCATCCAATTACACCGGAGCAGTCAATCCAATAAATAGTTATCCAGTTTTTATCGTAGTTTTCAAGCTGGTTAAGATAATTTGAGAATTGAATCTGTGCATTTGAATAGTTATCATATGTTACTGAGAATCTAGGTTCTGGCTGAATGAATTCTGCAGGGCTGTTGCATTGAATCCACTGAGTAGACAAGAAGTCATCTGCAGTTTGACGTGTCTTTGCTTTAACCCAAATAGCGGTTGTATCAATGTGCTGTGACGGAAGCTTTATTATGTAGTTACTTGACTTTATCTTTTCTACAGAAACACTATAACTACGAAGTTCTCCCTCTATAGCTACTCTTGTGCAGCTTTCTCCTGGATCAAGATGAACAATATCTGAATCAACAAAAACATTTATGTTTTCAGTAAGTACAGTTCGTTGACTTCTTGTTTCTTTTGCACCATACTTATTTGTAAGTGGAAGAATATTGTATGTTATTACTCTAGATTGATTTGTAATATCTGTATAAGCGTTAAGAGTGCAGAAATTACTTCCATTGAATCCGAAATCAATTGTCATTGTTTCATTAGAAGTATTTGTGAAAGTTACTTCTGTTCTCGCTGCTGTGTAGAATCCTAATTCGTATCCAATCAAACTGAAAAGTTTCTCAGCGTTTTTTCGTTGAGAAACTGAAGGAGCAAATACTTCATTCGCCATGAAGTCTAAATTTACACCAAGCATATCAGCAACAGAAGCAAGATACTTTCCAAGCACAACACCCGGATCTGCATCAGCTTCGGGTTTCCAAAGTTCTGTTAGTTTTGGAACCAAAGACCAAAATTCGTTTACAAGAGAATTATAGTCTCTTGATGTGTAACTTATGAGTCCGTTTTCTGCCATTTGATTTATCCTCCTTCGTTAGGTCAACGAATTGAAATAATCCACTATTGATTGCAAATCAGCTGTATCAATATTTAGTGTAGATCCGTATGTTGTTTTTATTGCTAATGTCATCTTTAATGACTGCTGAGTATCTTTTGTTGTTTCTACATCAGATGTTCCTGTAAATAGTAGGCCGTCTGAAATCTGAGTTTCGTCAGGAATTGAACAAGGTTCATGCAGTCTAAGCTGAGAAACTATATCATCTTTTATTCTTTCTTTCTGATTAGCTGTGTTGTACTGCCATAAGTACTTCTTCAACCCTACTCCAAAATTTGGATTCATGTATAACTCAGTTGGATCAGTTAATATTAGAAGCTTTGATCTGTTTACAACTGATTGATTATCTTCTATAACAGAAACTTTATTTCTAGCAACATCAAACATTGACGGCCAAGCTAATGAATTTGTATACATTTTAATTCACCTCAATCAATAGTATTCAATCCTGCAGGTGAATACTGCCCACCAGTTAATCCTAGAACAAGAAAATCATTTGGAGTATCATTTAATGATGATAATGCAACTACTTGACCTCTTAATGGAGTGTTAGGTAACAGCAATGATTGATACCAAGGGAGGTTTTCCTCATTAACATAATTTCGTATGTTAGCACCTTTGTATTCCTTCTTATTCATAGGACCATGTATAGCAGGAATCCTTACTTGAATGAGCATGGTTCCTTCATTTGTATATTGATAGTTCATTGCGTATCCGTATACTATCATATTTCATTTACCTCAATATTGGTGTCAGTTTCTTCCAGAAGTCAGATGCAAATCCTTGACGCTTAGAAGATTGATAATCCATGTTTGCAGGCCTTTCATAGCATCTTACAAAAACATCTGCAGCTTGCCTTGCGCCTTCTTCTGTATTTGGAAGCTGAGACAGATACTCAACTAATCCAAGATTTGATCCGTAGTACCGCTTTACAAGACTCTTGTACCAAGAGTAGTTTTGATCAATGTAATGAAATAAGAATTCACATTGTCCAGATAAATCTGTTTTCCAATCACTTCCAACAAATTGTAAGAAAGCTCTCCAGTTATCTCCATTCCACATACACATACCACCGGAGTACTGACCGTTACTATCCATTATTGGCCCTAACGATATATTCAATGAGCATTCTGCGTATATGTTAGCTACAATACCTACGCCTGATGAAGCTGGGAGACCTTTCGTCATACAAAACTTAACTATCTCTCTTGCGACAGATTCAACATTGCTTAGATCCAGATCTGAAGAAACAATGTATCTTGACGAACCTAAAACATTCGTAGCAGAAGCATTATAGATTGCAGTGAATAACGATGTGTAGTTAACTACAGATAATTTGATATCAGATGTTTTTATAGAAGGTTCTGATGAGGAATTCAAGTATCCTATCTCTCGTATTATTGAATCTTGTTTTGTGTTTTCGTAATCATATAGAGGACCAATGTACCCAGATGATCCACTGCCTAGCCCGCCAACAAACCCTCCTACTTTTTCCCAATCAGGTCTGTAGTATCCGTTTATACAACTATATGTGTAATCATAATTATGCGTAACAACTTTTCTCTTTTCATTGCTTCCTCCAGGACCCGAGTTTCCTTCTGTTGTATGAACATCTGATCCGTCAAATGACTCTACAATACCTATATGATCTGAATAATATTTGTCATATCCTGAATATGATGACCTGTTGTACCACCTAAAAACAATCATGTCTCCCGGCTGAGGTTTGAAATTTTTTCCGTGCCAAGGACCTTTGTAGAACTTTCCCCAACCATTTGCTACGCCTGTTCTGCATAAACTTCCAGCACCATAGTCAGTAGGTATTATTTTTCCTAGTATTCCTACCGCTTTTGCGCAAGCTACAACAAATGCTGCACACCACGGTTGAGGTTTTGATAATCCAGATGTTGTCCATGCCCATGTTCCATCCTGGCCTATCTTTGATCTAGCAACTTGCAAGAATTTTGCTAATACATTATCTTCTGAATTAGCTGATGAGCTTACAGCAGGATTGTATATGAATCCTTGGAATGTATATGCGTTACTTGCATAGTTATTTGGTGATCTTGTAGATGTCCACCAGAAGGCAGATGATTTCCAGCCGCTTTCAGAAGTAACAATTGAACCATCTGAATTTATTTTCTCGACTATTGCTACATGGCCGGCTGCTCCTGGTTTTGCCCAACAAGCTACAGCTCCTAATGCAGGTTTACTTCCCCTCTTATATCCATCCTGTGTGTAGCTGTACCATGTTCCGGCATTACCTGTACATAGTTTAGGCTTGTTTCCTAATATCTCCCAGAACCTGCCCCAAGCATATGTTGTGCAGTTTGGCATACCATATGAAGGATAAAAAGGGTTACCTTCGTACCAATAGTAGTCTCCTCTATTAGGTGCAGTTGTTCTAGGCTTGAAAGCCATAAATAATCACCTCATTGATTATTGTATGAAAAGAACATAGGTGTAAGAAGTTCAGTTATGTTGTTGAAAGCATCTATATGGTCATCAATCCATAGCAACCAGTCTTCTGAATCTTTCTCCCAGTCTATCTTCTTTAGTTCTTCACGTTTAGTATATAGACCTATCTGGCCCTTAAGTCCAAGTTCTTCTAATGTTTCTTTATATAACTTTAGCATTTCATCGTTCTTTGTTTTGTTGCTAGTGAATGACGGAACTACCCAAAAACCTAAATTCGGATGAAATGATTTTACAGCAAGATATACCTCGTACATCTCTTCTTTAGCTTCTTGTAATGTTCTTGCTCTTCCGTTGAAGTACATACCATATAGAAGATTTTCATCTTGAATCATCTTTATTTGATTTATCAAGTTAGGATTTCGGAATTCAATTTTTGAATGCGTTGAATCAAAAAGGTAACCTAATTCAACAACGACTCCTATTACTCCAAGTTCCTTTATCTTCTTGAAGTCTATTGATTTTACTTTTCTATTTATTGTTATTACGTATGGATCTATCTGTTCAGGTGACGGAAGTATTCCTCCGTTTACAGCTAAAGCATAAGCGGTTGTTGTGTCGGCAGGCATGCTTGAATCTATACTTATATTTACCGACGATGGTGAACCAGTAGGATTGTATGAAGGGTCAGATAAAATTTTATTTACCTGATTAGCTATGTCAGGAAATCTTGCCTCTAAATACGGTCCAGGGCATCCTGTGGAGTAATACCATTTGTGCATATGCAAGTTTCCAGATTCGTCACCTGTATAGTTCAATCGCTTTATTCCGTTTCGCTTGCAGATATCTGCAACAAGTTTTATCAACGATTTGTATGAAGCATCACTTACAGGCCACTCACCGCCTGCAACACTATTTGAAACTTCTATTGTTACTGCTCTGCAATCAATCTTTCCGCTTGATGTTGCCCATGACCTGTTCTTTTCTTCTACATATAGACCAATGTCTCCATCTCTACCTATTCCGTAGTTTGAAGATGCTTCATCTGTACCTGACTTGAACCAGTTACCACAACTTTCTGCAGACATTACACCAGCCATGTGATGAATGACAATATGATCAATTACTCCAGATGGATTATTAAATCTGCTATCTGTTCTGCTTCCATAATTTTTTGTTAGTATCTTCAATGTAGCTAAACTACTATTTGAGTAACTAGGCAACCTTACTCACCCTCTCCCATGCTTGCAGTTTCTGCCAAAAATGAAGGAGGAAGCTTGCTAAAATCTGTAACAATTTCAGTAGAGTAATCCCCTTCTAGGGCATAGTTGCTGTATTTTGTATCTATTGATGAATAGAAATTATATGATCCGTCAAGAACTTCTTTAGGTTCGTTAGGATGTAGTGATATTGATTTGTATATAAATGTTGTACTAAGAGGATTTTTATCTGTTCTCAAATATTCAAAATGGACAAAGTCGTCTGTTGTTCCTAAAATTGTACCCTTTCGGATAAGTTGCCCAGGAACAACAAACGACTCTCGAAGCATACTGTACAACAGACAAATTGTATTGTCATATTGAATCAAAACCAGGTTTCCATTTGTATACTTTGCTGCATCAATAACAACACCGTCGCATATAGAGAAAACATTTTTACACTTTATGTTTACTCCTGTGTGAATATCATATCCATTTTTTCCAAATCCATACTTTGTTCCTACTTCAGGATATTCTATATCAGTGTTTGTAAGAATGCAGTTTAGTATTTTCATTTTTGCCACCATTAGATATATGTCCCTGACATGTATGTGAAGTCAGGATAAATTGTACCAAAATCAACTTTTGAAGTAGAGATTATGTTTTTTGTCTTTGTGTATGAAAGTTTAGGATATGATGAACTTCCTCTTATCAATATTCCTTGCTGCGCTGCAACCTGATTAGCTGAGCTCATAACGAGTCTTTGTAGCTTCAATGTTGTAACGAATGTAGAACTTATATCATGCGAAACAGAAATTATGTTATATATTCCAGTTATAGGAGATATTGTGTTTCCCGACATTACAAGTAAAGATATAGGCTGAGCGATATTATATTTCTTAGTGCTACCAGGAATGGTAACTGTAAAGTCTCCACTGAATTGTGAAGCAATTGCATTCACATCATTTATGATGTTAGCAGATTGAAATACATCTGCAAGTGTGCTGCTCCAGCTATTAACAACTTGGTAATCTTGAGCAATAGTGTTACCACTACCATCAACATTGAATCCGACTTGTGTATAGTTCATATTAGTCATGTTATATGCGACGCCATTGTATGAACCTGACAATGTAAGTACGTTTGTGTTAGCTGTGCCATACTCAAGAGTATCTTTGGTATATGTTCCTAGAAGACCTGCGTTGCTCTTATAATGGATGCAACCTCTACTTGTCATGGTTGGTTCGTCTACCCAATAAGAGAAAGACGAACTTTGTGGCTTTGTATCTGTAAAACTTGTTTTCAAGTAATTTGATAGTGGGCTTACTTTTCTGTTGTTAATAGCTTGACTTAGTTTTCTAACTTTGTAACTATCAAGACCTGCAGAATCTCTAGAAGCATTGTAAGATTTAGATAGTTTAAGCAGACCTGGAAAAGTTTCATAATCGTCTTTTCCTGAATAGGTCCCTCTAACATAACTATTGAATGATGTTGTCATTGCTCCGTGATTAACGAGTGTAGGTTGATCACAATGATCAATATCTAGATCATAGTAATTAGTTGCCTTCACTGCTACTGCTAGCCCCTCAACAACTGCTGATGGCTGTACTATCCCAGATAGCTCTGGAACTCTAAGTACAGGTAAACTTGTTTGTATTGCAAGCGAAGCATAACCTGTAATTGAATATTTCATGTATCTACCAGATGTAGAAACTTTGAATGTTAATGTAAAGCCCTGATAAGAAAGAGATTCTATTACATTTCCATTATCATCTAACCATCCGAACAGGAATGAAACAGGTATTCCAGATGAATTTGAATAGTTGCTTGCATTCTGCGCTGATGTGTATAGAAGAGCTTCAAAAGCTGATATGTTTATTCTTCTTTTGTCATCTCCTCCAACAATGCAATCAAGAGTCCATTGAGTCATTGATGATATCTCGCTGTTGCTCAATGATAACGATGTAAACGGAGAAGGTATTACAAGCCCAAAGTCGGTGAGCGCGACGCCTGCTAGAAAAAAATTGCACATAGGATGTTTAGCCAATTATGACACCACCTTATAGTTCAGGTGCTATTGAAAGAAGTCTTTCAACTTCCTTTCTAGTATTATCAGACAAAATCATATTATTTTTGTTGTCTGTATACCATTTGTTTGCAGTTGACTTTGGATCAAATACAAATTGAAACGAACTCCAGTCACATAGCATTTCACAAATGTACTCAAAAGGCATATCCATTGGCACTATTTCACCTTCATCTCTAATAATGCACCAATATTGCCAATGATGAGGGTTTCGCTTTTGATGTAGTAGCCAAGCCATATCAAATGCTTCTGAATCTTTCTTGTTGTTTCTATCAGGATAGAAGTAATTCAAATATGCATCATATTCATCTTTCTGATATTTTGACTTATCATGGTTAGCAACTAAATCAATTACCTTTGTAATCTGCTCAACATCTTCATCACTCTCGGTAAGGATAGCAGGATAGAGAATCTCGCGCCACGCTGTCTTTACTCCGTTTATGTGCTTCATAAGATATTCGTTGTATTCTGACTGACGAAGATTAGAAGATGCTCTGATGTATCTTTTCATGTGTAATTACTCCTGTCCTAGATTCAATGAAGTTGCGGGAATAGACTGAAGGATTTCGCCTGTTTTGAACAAGTCGTAGAATGATGTAGGTATCATCAATTTCTGTCCTTCCTTGACAGTAAAACCGTCTTCTATCCTGTTGAAATATGAAATGACCCATGAATATTCAGCTGACCCTAATGTATCTCTTGCAATGAGGTCTAATCTATTTTCATACTTATTAGGTACTTCATAGTACTTTACATTCAAATTAGTTACAAACGCATTTGGAGTTTCAAGAGTTGTTATTCTATCGTTTGATGTAGGAAGATGAATAACTTGTCTTAGTCCTCTGTATCTAGATACATGGCTGTAGTCTTTACATACACTGTATTCTATTCCTCGTTTTTCAATGACCTGATAAGGTATCAATGTATTTTGTATGTACATCAAATCACCTGTTTCGTATAAATATTATCGATTTTCTAGATTTGTTTGTGTTTCGCATATGCGAGAAAAACACTTTCTCAAATAATTATACGAAACAATCTTATAAATATACGATTTGATATTATCCAATCAATGGTTTGTGTCTAATAACGCTGTGATTTAGAGCAATTTCAGAAACTTCTGTTATGTTGAAAGAAAGCTTAAAAGAAAGATACCAGCCGTCTAAACCGATTGGCCCATTCCAGTTAACTGAGCAATCCGTCATTACTCCTCGTATTAAGCATTTTCCCATAATATATAAGGAAACTATTGGGCAATTTACAGCAGACCCATTGAAATCAGGATAACAATTTGATTGACAATATCTTATCAAGTCATTCGCTTTACCGTCTCTATGGTCTGTTGTCCACATATCTCTATGAAGTTGGAATTCAAATTGATTTGTTCTAGGACCAGAACTTTCATATAGCTGCCATGGTTCATATTGATATAGCATATCAGGCATCTGAGTATAGTTAGCTTTTCTGCCATCATTATATTCTTCCGGGTAAGCTGGAATATCAACTCCAGTTGACTCAAGAGATGAATACAATGTTATATCTCCCCAAGGTAAATTGAAGAACTGTGTATTGCTGCCATTATATCTATATCCTCTAACTATTTTGGAATTCCGAATGTTACTTACTTCATTAAATATTGAAGGATCAATGTAATGAGGAGGAGTAGAAAGCATTGTCATTGCTTTGTTGTATACTGTTTTCTTTACACCCTCATTGTTTCCTAATATGCTGTAAGATGTAGGAACTTCCATTGAATCAGGAATTTTTAGCATTCCCGGGAATGTTCCTAAAGTATTTAGAACTTTCCAATCATCATCACTCTGAATAGACGCTTTTTCAAATACATCAGAATCACTCGTCATGCCATTGAGTATTGTTGACTTTCTTTGCCACGTTACTGACTTAGATGTATCAGAAACTGTATTATTACACTTAGCAATAAAAGCACTTCCAATATTAGGAGTTCTTTCAATGTCGTTTGCAACTAGCAGTCTTTCTACATTTGAATCACCAACAATAGATGAGACATCTTTTAGCTTTGTATCATTGGTAAGTTGTAGATACTTCATGCACTTTCACCTTCTTAAACACCTGCAGATTCAAGTCTCAAACTCTTTATAACATGAGGTTCTCCGAACATTGTTGCAGGTCTTCCGTCATATCTAGAATATGTTCCGTTCGGATTAAGGATTTTAACATATCTGTTGTCTTCTGTTATTTTCTTTATCCACTGCTTGCTGATAGATAGGCATTTCTTCTTAGCTTGTTCCGTGAAGTCATCATCTACATTATCTAAATCTAACAAGACCAAAAGGTCGTGTCGGTCAATATCTGAAGAATGTTCTGAAACAACCACACCAAGCATATATGAATAAACCCAATCTGGTAGAACCCTCTTATCTTCTTTAGATTTCTTGAAGATGTCAATATGAAATCGTATTGTCTGGACAAGGATTGCATATTGCTCTTTAAGTGATTCATCTTTAACATAGTAGTTGTCAAAGAAGAATCCCTCATCAGAATCAGATCTTATGAATGCTTCTATCATTTCATCGTCTGATATCATATGATAAGGATAGTCGGGAAGATAACCTTCCCGAGTATACTTTATCTTGATGTAGTCGTGAACTAAACTCATCCGATTATCTTCCCTTCAAAAGGATGGAAGGATTCAGTTGCCCAACCATCAATCTCTGTACCATAGCTTACACCAACAACATTTGTAATGTGCTCGACATTTGCGAGAAATGAAATTGTTCCAGGCTCAACATCCTCATCATTTGTATTCCATTTCTGTGATAAAGCTGTGAATTTTGTGTCTATTACTACATATCCTTCAGGTTCATCTGACGCATAAGCAGAAATGAATTGACCATCTATCTTCACCTGCTTTGCCAATCTATTCTTAGGATACTGTAGTAACGAGTTGTTTGGTAATTGGAAACTGGAAACAATTATTGATTTACCATTTGACACGTTTCCAGTAGTTCTATTCTTTACTAGAATTCCAGCTCCTAAAATAGTCCCATCTGTATTGAATGTTAAACTTTGAAGAGCGTATAGATAATGTATGTCGTTATCAACCGCTTCATTCCAGTAGTCTATGTCATTTGTTTGCGATATTGAATCAAGAGACATGACAGTCATACCAGAAACAGTTAAGTTGTTATCTGATTCATCAAACTGTCTGTACCATAAATTCAATCCGTCAATGTATTTTAGATTCTCAATTACCTCTGAATCATACCAGAGACTGCAATTAGATAGGTTTATAGACGGACCTTTATCTTTGCTAAGAGCTAATGTAGAATTTATCTTTATCTTCTCGCAATTTACGATATTGATAATTGTATTTGAATCTGCTTCACCTGAAAGATTTATATTTACACCAGTTCCGAATCTACTGTCAATGTTTCGAATAGTAACTATTGACGCTTCATCTTCTTTAGGTAGCTCCAAGGTGATATTTATCATACCGTTATACTTACTATCGTTCAATGTATCAGAAGTAGGAAATGCGACACGATCGTTTACGTACTCATCAAGTTGTTCTTGAATGGACTCTGTTGTAAGCCCATTTCCAAACTCTTGATCTGCGCCAAGCTGATAGGCGAGCGTGCCTGTACGGAGTAAAGCATAGTCTAGCAATCTAAGATTGCCATTCTCATCTCTGTAAACATATCCACCATCTAGTTTCGTGTCAGGTACATTTAAGAATCCTCCAATTGATTCTTCTGTTGCTAGATTGATTTCGCCAGTTAACCAAATAGGATCTGAATACATCTTATCTGCATTCTTTGCTGAAACAGTGTAGAAATAGTATGTTGTATCTACTGCTTGTGTATCCTTATCTACCTGGTCATATTTTATTACGATGTAAGATGTACCAATTGCTCCTCTGTAGTTGCTTGTAGCTACTTGAAGCTGGTCATTGTATTTTTCTACAGCTTCATCGGAAGAACCCGTTTCTGGAATTGGATCGTTTTTATCAGATGACCATTCAAACTTTGTTATTTGCAGATCAAGCCCAGAAGGAACATTACCAGTCTTGTTGCTTGTCTTAAACTTAAATTGTGTAACAATTCCGTCAATGATTATATACAATGTAGAAGGGGATTTAGTTGAATCTGAAGAAGCAACAACCGAGTTATCTGTTCCTACTACTACATAATCACCAATGTTCCAGCTAGAACTTATGGGAGGCAGCTCTTTTCGTTTTTCATCAGTTATGTTATCAATGTATGCCCTTTGTTTTCCTTCTAAAATCTTTGTATGAATCTTTTCAAAAGCATCTTTTATCTTTTGAGTGTAAGCATGGTCAACAGTACCTGCAGATCCGGACGAATAATCAGCTTTAGGAAGCTTCATTATTCTTGGCTGATAGTAAAGCTGTTTACCGTCTGTATTCGTCATTCCATCAATTTGCTTATGAGGAAGCGCTAGAACTACATTTCCGCTTGTGTCAGTTCCAAAGTTTGCATTAGTTACAGAAGGCTTTTCGGTTGTAGCTTTGTTGTAGCTCTTATCCCATACAATCAAGCTATCTGTTATGTTGCACCAGGTGTCCTTTGTTGAGGAACCCTTACCAGAGAATCCGTATATGTATCCCGGATTCAATCCATCTCGATTGATGTAGTTATCAGACATCAGCTTACTAATATTTGTAATTCTGTCAGCATCTAGATATCTGCATTTATCAGGATAATTTTGAGATATGTTTGTTACTCTACCATTCTGATAAATGATGTCACCTAACTTGATGTGAGCTGTAACTTGCCCCTGATCATCTTTGCAGTCAATAGGAAGTTTGAATTCCGATTTAGGAAGAATAACTATCTGAACTCCCTCAAAGTAATTGTTTTTCTCTGCAACCATTGCGCCAGCCATTGTTTCTGTTGTGCTATACATTGCACGAAGCCCAACAGATAGCTCTCCTAGAAGTGGTTGCATAGAATTCTTTCTTAGCTTCTGATTCGCCTCACCTATATCAATCTTTACAGGTACAAGTGATTCGAAGTAGTGACCGTTGATGACAGCTCTACCTTCTGTTATCATTAGAACTTGGCTGTCACCGGAAGCTATCTGTCCAGAACTTGTTGTAGTTCCAACCAGCTTAAAATCATCTTCTGAATTAACAAAAGACTGACCAACCATATAATGGATTCGCTTATTACTCTGAATAGGTCCTACTTCAACGCTTTCTCTAGAACGAAGGTTGAATTCAGTCATTAGCTGACCGCCTGTTTTAGAGTTAGCTAATGGGAATATGTTTGTTGTTCCTGTTGAGAATCTTATGAAATTCATTTATCGCACTCTCCTATCAAGCGGATTCATAATTAAATGTACCTGTTGCCATTGCTGCGATTGCATCGGGAAGTGTAAGCCTACCAGATGTGTTATTCTGCTGCATTATGCTCTGAACAACTATTAGAATCTGGCTCAGTATTGCATTTGTTTGCAATGTAGGATCAGTCAGGTCTGTTGCAGCTGTTAGTGCATCTGCAAGTGCGTAAATAGCATCAGAAGATTTATACTTCTCGTCATTCTGTATTTTAGTTACAGCTGCGTGGTCATACGATTTACTGTATAGAATATGATTCACGAAGTAATCATCAAATGCTTGTTTGAACTCTGTGTTCTTCGCAAGTATCTTAGCAATTAGATAGTTTCCTGCTGTAGTTAGATCTATCATACTCTTCATCTGACTATCTGAATTCAATGAGAATGTATCAAAGTATTCTAGACCTTTGTCCCAGAAGGTTTCTTCTTTTTTTGCTTTTCTTGCTTGCTCTTGTCCGCCTTTAACTCCTTCTTTTGCTTCAAAATATCCCTGAAGGTCTGATTCTGAGTATCCTAAAGTATCCAGCGCTTTTTGATAGTCTGATATTCCGAAGTTTCTTGAAGTTGCTGCCCATTCATCATATGTCTTACCTTGTTCAACGAAACTCTCGATAGTGTTCATCATTCTATCGAAGTTTGATTGAAGAATCTGCTTGTTTCTTTCTTCTGCAGACTGCCCATTGGAAGAAGCAGAACTTCCAGAAGATACAGACATTGCTGTGTTCTTCAATTGCAGACCGTAACCTTGACTCTTTCCTAATGTGCCCCACTGATATTTGCTAGATGGTCCAGATGACGAAGATTTAACGCCTACTCCATAATTATATGGGTTCTTACTATCTGTTCTGGAAAGCATCAAACTTGATATTCCTTGCGTTGCAAGCTGGCTCAAGTATGCATCAGGAGAAAGAAATGCAGATGTAAAATCACCTAATGCATAAGCAGCTCTTCCGGCAGCTTGGGCACTGTAATATGATGACTCTCCGCCTAGAAGCTGAACAAGGTTACGTGTTAAATTATGTTCTTTTCCCCTTGTTGTAAGATTATAGAAAGATTGAGCATTGCCTTGACCTACTTTGCCAAGTGCTAGAACTTTTGCTACATCGTCCTTTAGAGCATTTCCTTCGGCAGTAGATTGTGCTACGTTTGATACAGTAGTTATCAACCACCTTATTGGGTTCAGGATATTCATTATGTTCTTGATAGTATTCTTGATACCAGACAAGAACTCTAATGCCGAACCCTGGATTTCTACTCCGTAAGTAGTTTCTTGAAGCTGCTGAGCAATTTGCTCGTCCCACATATGCTGCTGAATAGCTCTTGCAGCTTCATTGTCCATTACAAGTGATAGACCGTTTTCTATCATGTACTGGTTTATCTGCTGGTTCTTTAGTATATCAGCATTAGTTGTAGACTGACCAGATTTAAGATTAGAAATGTTCTCATTAAGAGAAGCATTTGATGTATTCATGTTTGTAATTGCTTTTGCAAGATAGTTGAAATCAACTCTTGCGAAAGCATCCATCGATACTCCGAATACATCTGAAAGTCCTTCTGCAACCTCCATGAAGTTGTCATTGGACATATTCTGCATCTTCGCTAAGTTAGTGAAGAGTGTTGAGAATACTTGTTGAGGATTATTTACTAGAGCTTTTAAGAACTCAGTATTACCTGCGTTTATTCCTGCAAGCGATCTTAATGCAACAATTTGAGAAGAATTACCGCCTGTTGCTGCTTTTACGATTGCATCTGTCATTGAAGATGCAAGGTCAGGAGCAATTGCACCTGTTACAGCAGATACTGCAGTAAGTACAGATGAAAGCTGACCTGCGTCTCCTTGTTTAGCTGCTGTTGTAATCTTTACAGCTTCTTCAAATAGAGACGAAGCATCCTTTAGGCCAGTACTAAATCCTCCTGCAAGCTGTCTACTAGAATAAAGAAGACTACTTGCGAAGTTTTCTAGCTCGGATGTTGCATAAGATATTGCTTCTGTTTCAGACTTTCCATTCTTTATTGCATTAGCTGCAAGAGAAGCATATGTTGATGAATACTGGAAGAAGTCTTCTGTAGGTATAGCAGCATTTAGCTTTGTTGCCAAGTATGCAAATTCTTCTGCTACTTTACCGCTTAGCCCGGATTCAAGAACTTTTGTAAGATTTGATGTTATATCAGAACCGCTTACGTATTTTGACAGACCTTCCTGTCTAAGTCTTTCAGCATACGAAGCCATTAGATCTTGCAGATCTGATTTTGTGTAACCTTGTGTTTGGTTTATTGTTCTTAGATTTGCATCCCAAGCGTCATAAACCTTCTGAGCAGCGTCTTCAAGAATTTTGAAAGGCTGTTCAATTATTGTCTTTACATCTGCTTGAAATCTTTCTTTAGAAAGCTGTGTTCTTTTATCTTCAGAAGTTTGATCTCGTTTTGCACTAGCTTTCAGTGATTTACCGAATTTCTTTGCACCTTCAATTGCAGGTCCAAGTGCTTCTGAGAATAGTTCTACTGCTACCATTCCTGCAACAATAGCAATGTCTGCAGGTCCTGCAGCGGCAGCCATTGAAGCAATTCCGCTTGTTGCTGCAGCAGCAGAAGATGTCATTGTGGCCATTGCTGTTGCACCTGCTTGAGCAGCTGTTCCAGCAGTTGCTGCACCTTCAGCCATTGTAGCTGCAGCAGTTGCAGCAGCCTCTCCAGCGCCTGAAGCAGCGGCAGCTCCTTGACTTGATCCAAAGACGCTGTTTATTATATTTCCTGCTTTACCTAATATAGAAGATGTTCCAGAAGCTGTTTGTACAGCTGACTGACCTTTGAACTTACCAGCTAAGTTCTTTAGAGCATCACCTGCAGCGGATTTTCCGCCATACTTATCAGCGCCCTGCTGAAAAGCATTAGAAGCAGACTCAAATATCTTCTGTTTTGCATTGTCGAGCTTACCGGTTATTTTCTGACCAAGCTTTGTGCTCTTAAATGCGTTCATTCCAACTTTTCCGAGTTGGTTTCCAAGCTCACCGGGTAGGTCTTGTACGCTTACTCCAAAGTCTTTTGCGAAGCCTTGAACGACACTCGACATTTGATCTTTGAAGTCTTTTCCTAGAATACCTTCCCAGAATGCGTCTTCAAATCCATCGCTGAAGCTACCGTATGATTTCTTTCCTGACTTTCTACTTCCTGCGTTCTGAGCGTATTGATCTCCAAAGTATCCCTTTTTCTGACCAAATTGATCACGAGCAGAGGATTGAGAGAAACCATTTGCTTTTTGAAGGATCTGCTTTGTTGTTTGATCTATAGACTTAAGATAATCTTTTACCGAGTTTAGATTACCTTGATTGTTCTGATTTTGCTGTTGCTGATTTTGATTTTCATCCTGTAATCCTTGAGATTCAGAAACAAATCTTGATGTTTTATTTTGCTTGTTACTATCAGCCATTTTGTTTCTTCACCTCTCAATCTTCTTTTCTAGTTATCATATTCAGAACTTCTGTTTTATGATATTATATAAGATTTCTGGATATTAAATTAGAGACGGGACTTTTACATCCCGTCCCTTAATGGAGGAAAATATCTATTTTGGTTTCTTACCTTGATTCAGCCGTTTTTCTCTTTCTCTAAGCTCTTTTTCAAATGACTCTACATATTTCTTTCTAACGAATATTGGTTGATCCATGAGCCATTCAGCAGAAACAGCTCCTTCAGAAGCTCTTGAGATAAATAGTGTTTCGTCAATAATGTTTTCATACATTTGTTGACGAATCTCCATGTATGTTTTATTCTGGCCGTTTACTTCTATCGTGCTTCCATTGCCGTAAATCGTCCAAGGTTGGGCGAAAAAATCTTTCATCTACTAGAGCTAAGAATGCTGCTTCATTGCTTCCGCATCTAGGACAAGTACAGCTACCTCCAGCTCTTAGACCGTAGTCTGTAAGCTCTGCTACTCTATTCTTTAGGACAATGTAGTCAGCGGATGATAGCTTATTCTTTATTGATACTCTTACATCGATAGGGGTCATGTTCTTTTCATCTCCCATTGATGTAATCATGTAGCAGATTCTTGAAAGCTCTCTGTTAGGCTTTCCGGTAGGACCGATAAACTGTTTGTCTTTATATGAGTTTAATGCTTGCTGCATCGTCAACATGTGCAGCTCTACGTCACCATTAAAATCAAGGAATTCATCAGCTTTGATTCTAAGTTTATTCTTAAAGTTTTCTGGAAGCGGCTTGCATTCTACAGATGTTAAGTTGACTCTGTATTCTCCGTACATCTGTCCGCATTTATTACAGAAGATAGAATTTGTTGTGAAATATGGTCCGTAGTTTAGAAGTCTTAAGCATCTGCAAATCCATTGGTAATCAATTTCGAGAAGTTCTTTTGTATCGATTTTCTCTTCAATTGATGAAGGAAGGATCTTGTCGATCATTGTTTGATCAAAATCTTCGCTTCCTACATAATCCAATTCAGATGCTGTCGGAATATTCTTAAGTGTAAGTTCATCTGGAATGTTTTTATACAGCCCCGCGCCTAGAAGCTGTATTTTTTCAGATAGCGCCATAAAGTAAAACCTCCAAAAGTTTTGTTTGGTTATGGTGAATTTTATGACTCACCTTCATTTGTATACAAGGTTCAAAATGATGAGCAGCTAAGTTATAGCTGCTCATAATTATTATCCCCACGAAATTGAAAGCCTAACAACGTTGTTGTTGAAAAGTTTCTCATTTCGAATAGAAATGGAATAACCAAGATTTTCAAATTGATTAACGCATTCTATAATTTTGTCATAATCTGAACAAGCGTTTGCTAAAATAACACTTGTTTGGTACATTCCTTCGCTTACAGCTTCTTTTATTGACCTGTTGATTCTATTTGGTAATGAATTGTATTCATCGCAAAGCTGTTTAGCAAATTTAGCTGTATAAATAGTATTTTCCATATCATTCATCCTTCCTAATCTTAACAGAGATATTGTAGTAGCCCATGGTATTCATATGCCATATCATTTTCCCCAATTTCATGACACGCCGGATCTCATACCTCCTTTTGATACTGAAGAAAATTTTCGTATTCTTCTTTTGCAGCCGCCAAAGAATATTCCAATCGCTCAACGCAACCCACAAGGTACTGTTTGTACCAAGCCTCAAACTCTCGCTTGGCGTTTTCAATGTTGTCGGATTTCAAAGTATCGTGGTAACTAACTCCATCACAACAGCCACCCCAAATGAATTTGGCGCCCTTGAATCGTCGCTGTCTCTCTTCCTCGGTCCATCCGTAAACATACTTGACAGATACTTCCTCAATATAGAATTTGTAGTTCCGACTTTCGTCGTAGCAAAACATGTAGGAGCCGATTTCAGGTTTGTCATACCACCAATATTTTTTTTGTTATTGCCATGTTTAACACTCCTTACACCAGATCGTTGTTGCAACGATATTCGATATACTCCTCGCACTTTACCTTTTGCTCGTGACCGATAGGCATATACATGACCCGCCAAATGCCGCTGAGTTCAAAGGGCTCGGATACTCTGACATTGTTCTCTTTCATCCATTGGACGAAGCTTTCGACAAACTCCTTTTTCATCCCAACCATAAGCCATTTCACGGTATTACCTCCGAATTTGAATTCTATTGATTTGTTGATTACTTTAGATCTTTCAATCCTTTAATACGTCTAAGCTCTTTACAAGTGCGTTCCCAATCCTCCTGATAAGTCTGCGAGCCATTTGCAAAAGGAAGATAAGGAATCCGGGAGTTCCAATTAGCATAGGAAGTACAGTAATGGTGGTTTTTACAAGTAGGAAGCATCAGCAACCGGTACTGGAGATACATAAGCTTCTTGATGTAATGATAACGAGTCATTTTTACCTTCCTTTCTAACCTTTTAGTAGCTAACTCTGCATCGAGTAAGGCAAGTTTCCTTTACTCCGTTGTATTCGCCATTGGATTTAACTGTGCCTTTGATGGATTTTACTTTCTCTTCATCACACCCAGAAGAAGCGAACCAAGAGTAGACGTTACCTTCTTTGTCTTCAAACTTGTAAAGATGAGTGGTTCCATACATGTTATCGAAAGAAGTAATGTACTTGAAGTTGACAACTTCAAATTGTACCTTGTCGCCTTCGTTGTACTTATGAGAAGACTTCTGAGCAGCCTTTACTCTTTCAGCAGCTTCTTTTCGCTTCTTGTCTTCGATATCTTTGTGACGCATGTAGGCCTTGATTGAGGAAGTAACGAATCCGAGCTCACTTCTTGCGAAGTAATCGTTGAAAAAGATAACCTCCAGGTTGTGCATGTAAGGATCCGTCTCGTTGGAAAGGTGCTTGCACCAATTGATAGTTTCTTCCGCAAGCTGTTTGCTTTCTTCGGTAACTTCAAAATCGCAATCAAGCATCTCCTGCTTGATGGATTCGCTACCC